ATGGCGGATTTAATATTGCGTGATGGCATACCCATTGAGAAAGGAGTCGTACTTACTAAGGAATTTTTAGACGCGAACCAAGAATTATTCACTGCATATTTAAATCTTTGGATATTATATCCAGACTTATATTTAGATACAATTTAGGACTCAGAGGATGCGAAGAATTTCCATTTAATGCCCTTTCAACGCATTGCCCTTCGCGCGAGTATGCGTTTTAGATACCATAGCTGGACTGCTACCCGCGCGACCTCAAAATCATTTACCGCCTATTTAAGTAGCATCGTGCGTGCGGTTCTATTACCACGCTCCAATATCATGATCGCATCAGATGTTAAAGGCACGGTTGTTAAAATTGCCGAAGCCAAGTTTGAAGAAATTTTCCGTCACTGGCCTCTATTAGAGAAAGAACTTGCGACGCGCGGCGAAGATGGTAAAACCGGTATCAAATCTAGTAATAACTATTACGAACTACGATTTAAAAATGGCAGCATGATTACTGTTGTCGCAAAAGATACCTCTCGTGGTCTTCGTGCCACGGCGGCGATATTAGAGGAAGCCGCGCTAATTGATGAAGTGCCATATACCGAAGTTCTATTACCACAAATGAACATTAAGCGCCGCGAAGTTGATGGTACCATCAATCCAGAAGAACCTTCTTCTCCACAAACATTTATTACGACCGCAGCAGAACGCACCGTTTTTATGTACTCTAAAGTTATAGAAATTGCGGTCAATATGGTACTGCGGCCGAATGAATACTTCTGCTGGGGCCTTTCTTATGAAGTACCACTACACTATGGTCTTGTAGATAAGGCTACAATATTAGACTAGCGCTACTCTAATACAGTAAGTGAAGAATCATTCGCACGTGAAAATCTAAGCATCTGGACAGGTAATAATAAAGAAGCCTGGTTAAATAGTTCTAGATTAAATAAAAAAAGAACTTTATTAAAATGTGAGCGTAAAGCGCAAGAGAACCCCGCTAATCCTAAAACATTTTATTTGATAGGGGTTGATGTCGCAAGATATTCAGCAAATACTGCGGTTATGGTTGCGAAAGTATTACCAAACGCAAATGGATTTAGAAAGAATATTGTATATACGGAAGTAATACATGGCGCAAATTATATTACAGAGTAGGCGCCGCGGCTAAAAAAATTAATTTAGCTTTACAATCCGCGCGAAATTGTTATTGACGGTAATGGACCCGGTATTGGCTTACTTGACGCAATGGTATTACCTTCTTTTGATGCAAAAACTGGTGAGTCTTTTCCCGCATATTTTACTTTTAATAATGAATATCACCTACCCCCAGAGTTAAAACATGAAGAAGAAGCGCCACGCCCAGAGTTTAATGCAATTATATATGATATTAAAGCTGGTTCATCTAATGATGACGCTATTCATTCTAATTTCTTTTCTCAAATTAATAATGGCTCTGTTAATTTCTTAGCACATGAGCGCATTGTTAAAGACAAGTTAATGCTTACAAAGAAAGGAAAGAAAATGGATTTATACAACAGACGCGCGTTTTTATTACCATATGAAATGACATCGCGGCTTATGGATGAATTAAATAATTTGCGGCTAAAACCGACTGGCGTGCAGAATCAATTTAAAGTAGAACGTATTTCTAATTCAATTGAAAAAGACCGTTTCTCTGCATTAGAATACGCTTTATATAGAATTAAATATTACGAAGATAAAGCCAATAAGAAAAATAAGAAAAGAGATTTTAGATCTTCAATTCACTTTACTCCAAGAAGAAGGGGGTGATTTAATTGGCAGAACAACGTGATTTTACATCTTTTAAGAAACGGATTAAACCTATTGCCCGAGCACCCATTTCTTCGCGGGTTTATAAAAATAAATACGGATGGTAGATTGCCGACCCAGTGCGTTCTGATTTTACGCTAGAAGAAATATAGGAAATTATTCGCTCTGGGGACATAGTGGCGCTGCGGGAACTATCGCGATATTTTTATCGCACGAATAGTGAGTATAGAAATAATATAGACTTTCTCGCGCATCTACCACTATATGACACCGTAGTAATTCCTAACTTTGAAGAAGGCAAGGGCTCAAAGACGCAAATCACAAAAGCATTTTATAATGCTTGTGATTTTATTGATAAATTAGATGTCCCGAATACTTTTGCTAATATAACCGCGGAATGGATTAAAAATGGTATCTATTATGGTATATTGCGAATGGACGGTAGCAAGCCAGTGATTCAAGATTTACCAATAGAGTTTTGTCGTTCGCGCTTTAAGGATTTTAATAATCTTAATATGATAGAATTTAATATAATGTATTTTGAATCTATTCATGATAAAGAATTATAGAAAGAGGCGGTAGCTTCTTTCCCAGAAGTAATTCAAAAAGCATGGGCGGAGTGGATTCGCGGCGGCAAGCGTACGGACCCGTGGGTATTATTACCGGCTGGTGCGGGTGGAGTTTGTTTCTTCTTTCAACATGATTAGACCCCACTTTTAATCGCTAGCATACCGCAATTAAAAAAACTTGATGATGCTATTGGTCGTGAAGAAAAGCGCGATGAAAATGAATTATATAAATTATTAATTCAAAAAATGCCGCTAGATAAAGATGGTGAATTAGTTTTCTAGTTAGACGAAGTTGCGGATATTCATGAATCTGTAGCTGAAATGCTTCGAGATATTGATACAGTTGATGTATTAACTACATTCGGCGACACGGATTTAGAAAGCTTACAAGAGTCTAGCGCCGCATCTCAATCCGCAGATAGAATAGAAAAATATCGTAAGAATGTCTGGGATGCTCTTGGCCGCGGCAATATACTATTTAATCCCGATGGTAGTTCTTCTCTTGCTTACGCAATTAAGAAGGATGAAGCATTAATGATTGCATATTTAAATATGTATGAGACTTGGATTAAATATCATATTAATGATAAATTTTCACGCACTGGACTTACATTCGATTTTGAAATAATTCCCACCACCGTTTTCAACCGCGACGATTTACAGTCTGCCTACTTCCGTGGCGCGCAATATGGTTATTCTAAAATGTTTGCGGGCGTAGTAATGGGTATAAAACAAATGAGTCAATTAAGTCTAATGAATTTTGAAAACGATTTCTTAAAGATGTCAGAAAAGATGATTCCATTACAATCTTCTTATACTACTTCTGGTAATGTAGTAGCAAGTGAAGGAAAAACTTCGCAAACTGCACAAAAAACTAGTAATAATTCATCGGGTGGTGACTTAGAAAATAAGGGAGGTCGTCCTGAGCTTCCTGATGAAGAAAAATCTGAAAAGACCTAGGCCAACATTGCGGCCGCGGGCTAAGGAGAATGACTTATGGATAGAGAGATACCAATTTATTTTGATACTATCATTATTGATTCTCCAACCCAAGAAGTATCTAGTGAGGATTTAAATGCTTGCCGCTTACATGTGGGCGTTTTTACAAAATATAAAAATCGTAATGGTTCATATATTACAGATGAATATGCCGATTTTTTGATTAAATCCGCGACCCGCGGCAATTGCCCAGTAGTTGGCTTCTTTGACCCAGAAGGCCAAGAATGGGCTTCTCATACAGGACCCAAACTTGCAAATGGTTATGGTTATGTAGAGAGCTTTGATGGCTGGACTCCATTTGAAGACACAGATGGCGTTACGCGTGAATATGCGACTTTTTCAGTAATTTTATTTACTGACTATTATGAAGAGGCGCGCAAAATTAAAGGCCAGCATCAGAGTATGGAATTAGATCCTGAAACAATAGATGGCGCTTGGACCGAATTTGATGGAGAACCATACTTTGTTTACACAAAAGGGAATATGCTTGGTTTTTGTGTAATTGGGGCACATGAACCTTGCTTTTCAGTATCATCTTTCTTTTCTAAAAATGATGATACATATAAATCACAATATGAGAAGTTCTCTTCACTTTTGTTGGGGTTAAAAGAAAAGTTTGAAGAGACTCAAAATACTACAAAGGGAGGAGAACAACCAATGGATGAGAATATGAATAAAGAAGTTGAAGAGCCAGTTGTAAATCCTGCCGAAGAGCCAACTGAATTTGAAAACGCCGAGCCGGACGAAGCTCCCGCGGCGGAAGAACCAGTTGTAGAAGAACCTGTGGCTGCGGAGGAGGAACCCGCTGAACCAACAGAATTTGAAAAACTTCAACAGGCATATGACACTCTACAAGCTTCTTTCAATGAATTACAAACTAAATTTGATGAAGCAACAAATAACATTTCTGAATTTAATGCTACTATTGAAGAATTAAAGACAGAAAATGAGAAGCTAAAAACCGCGGTTGCGAACTATCAAGCGGTTGAAGCACAAATTGAAGTAGATAAGAAAAATACTTTAATTGAAAAATATGAAAAAGTTTTAGAAGAAGAAGAAATTAATGAAATTAAGAACAAGATTAATGACTTCTCTTACGACGAATTAGAAGGTAAATTAGCAATTATATTTGCTAATAAGCAAATGACTGGCAGTGAGGAGTCCACTAAGAAAGTGCCACTACCAGAACCTGAAAAATCTTCTTTCGCTTTACTTATTGAAAAGTATCGTAAAAAATAAATTATTTTAGGAGGGAATAAGTTATGGGTGATATGAAAAGATTTCCATGTGAACAATATGCCACCTTAGAGCTAAATCAAGTAGCTTTCCCTAAGACTGGTATGGTTGTTTCTCAAACTCCTCTCGGAGATGCTTTTACCGCGGACGCTCCTTGCGAAAACGGTATGTGGGTTGTAGCTGACAAGGCTGTTGGCAAAATTAATGCTCCTGCTGCTGCTACTGATAAGCCCATCGGTATTGTATATACCACAGAAAAAGAATATGATATTATGCACTATGGTCTAAAGACCTTTGGCCGCAAAGTTGCTGGCGATTATCCTCGTGTTGGTATCCTTGGCATTGGTGACACTGTTACCACAAATTGCTTACAGTATGATACTACTGACTATGCGAATGATGCTGCTCTAGATACTGCTCTAAAGGCAATTGATACTGCTGAAATGTATGTTGGCATTTGTGCTGGTAGTGCTGTTCCACAGCTCTTCCCAAAGGCCAAGAAACCTGCCAGTGGTCCTGTTGGCAAGGTCGTAAAATATTACACTGTACCTAACGGCGAAAAAGGCGTTAAGTATCAGATTATTAGTCTATAATAAAGGAGGTGCGGACTTATGAGTAATGATCTAAAAGTTTTAATGAACGGCGTATTTGGTCGTAAAGTACCTGCCGAGTTCGCGGCCGCCGATTATGACTATGAAGCTGCTCTACATGATGAGCTAGCTAAGCTATTATGCGATGAAAATGGTCGTCTAAATCGCTATAAGTTTGAGCGCAATAAGATTGACCTATTTGAACTACTTTCTCAGAATCTAGACGAGGTTCTTCCACAGAGCCTAACTGCTGCTCTAGATATGTTCACTGAAGTTGTTCGTGTTCCACAGGGCAGCCGTCCAGAGTTCCGTGTAACTCGCGGCAAGCAACGCGGCAAGCAGTTTGTTACCCGTGCTACCGAATCTGGTAACTATGAAACCTTCCGTCTTGATAGGGATCGTTTCGACATCTACATCTTCGCACTAGGCGGAGCTGGTCAGGTCGATTTCGAGCGCTATCTAGATGGCGTTGAGTCCATTCGTGACGTTTATGACGTAATTAATGAGGGCATGGTTGACCGCATTTTTGAACTAATTCAGGAAATGCTACTCTCCACTTGGAAGAAGATGCTACCTGCTAATAAGGTTCTTGGCAACAACTTCAATCCTGCCGCGATGAAGAAACTTTGCAACACTGTTTCTGCTTATGGTTCTCCAGTTATTTACTGCTCTGCTGCTTTCGCGGCGGACATGGTAAATGCTATTACCTATAACAACACCACAAAGATTTCTGACCAGGATGTTATTGACATTCGTGAGCGTGGCTATGTTGGCAAGTTCCAGGGCGTTCCTGTTGTAATTATGCCACAGTCCTTCACTGATGAGACCAATGAGAATCTAGTTATGAATCCTTCCTTTGCTTATGTTATTCCTACTGGCAAGGAAAAGATGATTAAACTAATCTTTGAAGGCAATTCTTATTTCCGTGAGTGGAATGACCATGAGGGCGATAATTCTATCACTCTACAGGCTTATACCAAGGTTGGTCTAGCTCTAGTTTCTCCTCTAAACTTCTGGGGTATTTATTACAACAGCGCTTTAGATACAAACACCAACTGGGCCACTTATAATTATAATCTAACTCACTAAGGATTAATATATATGGGGCGAGGATAACCTCGCCCCGCTTTTCGGAGATAAAAGGAGGATATTATTTTATGGACAGAATTACAATTAAAAACATTTGCAATGCAATGGTATCTATCAGTGTACCAGAAGCGCAATTTAGCCGCGAAATTCCATCTGGTCGCGAGATTCCGATTCCACACGATACTTATGAAGCACTAACTTTTGATCAGGGTTTTATGAATCTCGTGAATATGCATTATATTAAAATTAATGGTGTTCCAGAGGATGAAGCAATTCTTCCACCAGATGAAGTAGTTACTACTAAAGATGAAATCGCGAAGATGCTAGATGCGCTAGATATTACTGCATTCGCAAAATTTATTCCTAATGCCGCTCCTGCAGAAAAGGAAACAGTTGTTGACCTTGCTGTAGAAAAAAAGATTACCCATTCTGGGTTTGTTAGTTTGATTAAGAAATATTGCGGCAGAGACGTAATTGATCTTATTCATACTAAACATCAGGAAGAAGAATAAAAATGGCGACTCCATTTTTACGTGTATATGACGCTTTTTTAGGGCGTATTACCGCGGACGAGTGGACATTAGAAGAGGAGTTAGCCATTGTTGAGCGGGATTGGCAAGAACTTCTCCGTATGGCTATTTTTAGATTTAAATATCCAAGAGTAGAATTAACAGTAGAAGAATTAGATAGCGAAGAGGGCGATGACAATTCTTAGCTTCATAGATACCAATTTGTTAATGATTTAACAAATGATGAAATTCAATTACTTGCTCTTTATATGAAGCATGAATGGGTTAAAAGATGTGTAGCAAGTTGGGAGAATATCCGACAGTTGTATGCCGATAAAGATTTTTCACAAGCAAATCATTTAGATAAATTAAATAAGTTAGAGGCGGCAATCGCGCTTGAAGTTCATAAAGCAGAAGGGATTTATGATCGTTCGCGCGAAAAACGTCCCGCGAATTTATTTAAGAAATTGGCAGGTAAAAAGAATGTCAACTGATTTAACTTTTGACGGCTATAGAAATAAATTAAAGGGCCGTTTATATGGGTTGCTTTGTGAAAAAGAAAAAAATGGCGAATGGGAAAAATTCTTAGACTCAATTTTAATTGAATTAAAAGGATTAGGTTCCAATTCGATTAACTGGTGGCCGCTAATTGGTAAATTATCATCTTTACGGTATTTATCTTATGACTATTTTAGAAAAACCGTATTTGAATGTATGAATTTAGTTGGCGGCCTTGAGGCGCCAGATGAGTTACCTTGATGTTTATTATTCTCGTATAAATCATTTGGGTGAAACAACTGCGGAAAGAATTAGAAACGGTGGAATTCGTTCATTCTATAAATGGATGGCGGAATCGCCACATACAGTTAGACAGTTATCTGTCGAAAGAGGATTGTATTTTGATGCAATTATTCTAACTAGTAAGGATAAAGAATATTAGAAAATAATGTTTTTAAATGTAGCAAATAATATTCCTCTTGAAGTTGGAGATATAATGAATTGGCAAATAGATGATGGCTCTATTGAAAAATGGCTGCTAATTTCAGAAGAAAAGAAAGTTAATGGCACCTATCGTACTTTCTGGATTGTTCGTTGTAATTATTTAATTAAATGGATAGATGATGATGGACACCTACAATCTTCTTGGAGTTATTTTGTAAGCTCTTTAGATTCTAAAATTAAGGGAAATTATAGAACCTGGAACCACTTAATTACTCCGCAGCCAAATAAATACGCGGAAATTTTAATGCCGAGACGGGCTATTAGTCGCGCGACTAATTTCATTGTTGAAGAAGAGTCTTGGCAATTGATTGAATATGATCACACTAGTGTGCCGGGAACAATATATTTATCTCTAACTGAAAATAAGATTAACACCATCTATGATGATGTTGAAAATAATATAGCTGATTTGGATAAACGCGCGAAATATACTCTGGTTCTACCGCCTACAACATAGGTATTTAAAATTGATAGCTTTATTAATCCAGTTTTTACTATTATGAAAAATGGAGTACCTGTGCAAATGGATTATGACTTAATTAGTCTTAATAAGAAAGTTGCTCGTATGGAAGATGATTAGCTAAAAGCAATTGGCGCGGGAGAAACAGATATTTAGGTAAAACTAAAAGATTGTACTGATATTGAACCAGATGATTTGTTTATCCACATTTAGGTTGATGCCGCGGCCGAAGCTGAATTTTCTTGCTATATTGAAGGTAAGGATACAATTCGACTTGGCCAGAAGCAAATTTATATTTTAAAAACTATTACTAAGCAAGAAGATAAAGAAGAAGAAACAATGGATGTATCGTTTAGTATAGACGATACAACTCTTGCTAAAGTAGTTGATATAAGTAAGAATGTGTGTACAATTGAAGCGAATACTAGAAATAAATTAAATGAATTTGTATTGAGTGCAAAATATAAAAACGTTATCTATACAAAGAATATCAAAGTAGTTCCATTATGGTGAGGTGAGTAGAGATGGATGAAGAAAAACAGACATAGCGGCGCTTCTCTGTAATGGGAGAAAATACTTTTAGAATCGCAAATAAATTGATTAATAATAAGACTATATGTCGATTATTAAAATATTAGACTAGGGACCCACTTGAAAAGAAGGACCCGATTACTGGTAAAGATTAGCCAGATGTAGATGGTATTGATTTATTACATAAACAAGTTTTAATAGTTCCTAAAGTATTTGATGATAGCACAGAAAAAATGTCATATGTTATAGCCGTATTCCATAGCTTTGTAGTTAATTAGTTAAACACAGAATTTAAAGTCTCAACAATTCGTTTTGATATTGCTTGCCCTTACGATGAATGGGTGCTTAATAATCAATCATTACGCCCATATTTAATCATGCAAGAAATTGATAACGATTTTAATGAGAAGAAAATGGCGGGTATAGGGACGTTGCAATTCTTTCGCGCGGACCCGCTAGTATTAACCCCATGGATTGGCGGCTATTCAATGTATTATAAAATCAATGAATTTAACTGATGACGAGATTTTGAAGTTCCAACGCGGAACCCCAATCTTATTAGATGATATATGTGCTATTTATTCAGTTACTATAGGAGAAATTGTTGACTTGGGTTATAACACTTTTCAACAGTATCTAAGTGTACTGACTATGACTAAACCCCCAATTAGTTCGTCTAAAGATTCAGAATTTAGACAACTATTAGAATAGCTCACTGATTTCTAGTATCTTCTTATGATTGCTTCTTTAGATAAAGAAATGCATTCTTTATTAAAGGCGGCTTTCAAATTTTTTACCCATGAAGATATAGTAATTCTTTTAGATACTGCGCAAATTGTAATAGGCCCGGTGGAAGAAAAACACATTCTTACTGAAGAGAAATTTTATGAACTCTAGCGAATTTTAAAACGAATGTATTTCTTGGAACAAGAGGGCGAAGAGATTATTATCTATGATGATGACCCACCCGCGACTAAGAAATTAAAGATGCAAATGCGTGAAAATCGTGAAAAAGTTCGTCGCGCGAAAGCAAAAAAGGCCGCGTAGGAAAAGAGTGATTTAAAATTTTCTGACTTAATCGGTAGTGTAACTATCAATAATTGCGGGCTAAACATGGAAAATGTTTGGCGTATTACTTATTATGCTTTTCACGACCAGCTGAAGAGAATGGGATGGCGTGATTAGTTTAATATAAACAATCGCGCGGCTTTAGCTGGCGCAAAATTACAAAAATCGCAATTGAAGCACTGGATGCGTTCTATTGCAGATATTGAAAAATCATGATTTAATTACAGGAGGTAACTACTATGGCTGTAAATATTTTTGATAAATATGGCATTAAGGAAGTTGCGAATGTTTATTTTGAAGCTCTAGAAACAGATGAGAAAGCTGGCGTTTACAAGGGCGACATCGTTCTATTCCTTGATACTCTAAAGGTTTCTACCATTGAGACAACTGCTGAGAATACTGCTGCGCAGGGCGGCTGGGGCAATCCTAAGCTAGTTCAGTGGGACTATGGTAAGGAAATCAACATTACTCTAGAAGATGCTCTAATGTCTCTTGAGTCCCTACGCTTCATGCTAGGTGGTGCTATTAAGAGAACCATTAGCGAGACCGAACCAATTATTGTTCGTCATACTGAGGAAGTTGTACTTGGTACTGGTGGCAAAATGCCAAAGGTAACCGACCACTTAACCGGTATTGAAATGCATCCAAAGGCTACCTATGGTCATCCAATTCGTCTAATTAATCTAACTGAAGGCACTCGTACTCAGCTAGAGCCCGCTTCTGCTGAAGCTGCTGCAATTGAAATTGGCAAGGACTCTGTTATTACTTTCAAGAATCCTAAGATGATTGATGGCGTGGGCAACTCCAAAGCTGGTGTTGCTGGCGATCACGTTCGTATTTTCTGGGAAGAGATTCTCGATGGTGAGAATGATTCTGAGACCGCGGTTGAAGTAACCATTTCTCCTGATACTTTCCCTGGCACTTATAAGGTTGTTGGCGACACCTTCATGCGTTCTGAAAAGACCGGTAAGGACGAGCCATTCCAGTTCATTATTAATAAGGCCAAGGTTCAGAGCAATGTTACTATTACTCTACAGGCTGAAGGCGATCCTTCTACCTTTGAAATGACTCTAAACGTTTTACGTTCTACTAACGAGCGCGGCGAGAATGAAATGATGAAGCTAGTTCGTTACAATGTTACTGGTGCAGAATCTGCTGATGCTGGTAATGACATTGGTTCTGCCACTGCTCCTGAGAGTGGTTCTGGCGGAGGCAACTAATAATTTATGATATAATTAACTAGGGACAGTAAAGCTGTCCCTAGTTATTTTTTTATAGGCGGTGAGCCATATGATTGATTAGTATTCTGGTGTAAAAGAATTATATGAAGTTGTATTGCGCGCGAAAACGCCAATGCAATTTGGTTCTAGATATATAGAAGCCGAAGAACCAGTTTTATATTTTGAGAATATTAGTATGGCCCTTATTTCTGAAAAAAATAATACTATTATGGCGCGTGGTGGCTGGGCTAATATGCCACGAGTTATATGGGAAGATAGATCAGAAGTTAGTTTTACTATGTCAGAAGGTGTTATGTCCGCGATTAGTATGAGCATATTATTAAGCGCGAATGTGACGACATAGCGAGAAGATGAACCGCTTTATGTAAATAAGCGAGAAGGGCCATTTACATTAACAGAAAAAGCTTTTGTTGAGTTAGATGAAAATGGAGAGGAAGTAGAAAAAGAACGTCATATTCTTAAACTTTCTCATTAGCCAATATATTATCCAACTAAAAAAATGTTTATTTTTGAATACGATCGTGATGTTGCGTAGAAAAAAGTTTATGGAAAAGAGTTGGGTAAAGATGAATTAGGAAACGTTTATATGGCAGTTTGTGAAGATAAAGAATTAAATATAAACGCGGATATTAATAAAGAATACCTAGTGGATTACTACTATGAATATGGAAAGAAAGCGTTAATCTATGCTATATAGAAAGAACGCTTTAATGGATTATTCACTCTTGAGGGTAAGTTTTACTCCAAGGATGAAAACGAGGGCATTAATCGTACAAATATCTTGTACATGCCTAAGGTGAGAATTGTGAGCGATATTAATTTACGCTTGGGAGAAAGGGCTGATCCAACAGTATCGGTATTCAATATTATCGGTTTACCGGAAACGACTACCGATAAAAAGAACATGATTCTAGAAATCACTCGTTTAGACGAGGACATAGATGATGATGAATTAATTTGAGCCATCCTTTAATGCGTAATTAAAGGGTGGCTCTTTTTTTATTTGAGAAAAAGGAGTGTGAAAATAAATGGCTAATGAACAGACTGTACGCATTCCAATAAATTTGGAAGTCGTTGATTCGTCTATAAAAAACATTTAGGATATTTTATCTAAAATGAAGCCAGATACAGCAGGCTTTAGACAATTATCTAAAATCTTAGATGAATTAGTTAAGTCTTCTGGAAAGGTTCAGACAGCTTTTGATCGCGGCTTTAGTTCTAATGCAGAATTGAAGGCGGCTGAAAAAGAGATTCGTACTATGGAAGGCGCGATGAGAAGTCTTGAATAGCTGAGTAAAAGTATTAGTTTTAAAGATTTAAAACTAGATGCTAATTAGCAAAAAACTTTTGATGAATTAGAAAGAAAATTAAAAATAGCTCAATCACATTATAGTGATTTGGTAAAATCTTTTGATTCTAAGGATAATGCGCAGGCTATTCAATTAATTGATAAAGATTTATCAAAAAAGAGTATTGAAGAAATTGAGAGTACACTTACCGCGGCTGTAAATCGAATGAAGGCTTAGCTTGCAGCATTACAAACCGCGACATAGGGTATTGGAGATAAGTTTAAAGATTTAAATGAGTCTAAAAAGAACGGTACTTATAAAACTGGAGATGCTTTAAAAAATATTTTAGGCGATGATATTTTTAATAAATTCTTTTAGACTAAGGGAAAAAATAATATTTTTAGTTTTAAGTCTTAGGGTGCAGGAACAATTGCTAAAGACGCATTTATTAATTATTTAAAAGATGCTTTTACCTTAACAGAAGAAGATATAAAGAAGATTCGTGATAGTAGTAATGCGGCAGATATTGAAAAGATTTTTTCTAACCAAGATACTGTAAAGGGTCTTTTTAAAGCTGGTAAACAGAATACACAAAATTATACTAATACTTATTCTTCTTTAGGAGAGCAGTTATAGCAAGTAAAAGCTGAAATGGGAACCGCTGGGGAAGATATGGAGAAATTTTAGGAGAATATGTTAAAAACCAGTGAAGCTTCTCCATAGCTAACCGCAGCTTTTGCTTCATTAATGGGTGTTTTACCTAATTTAAAAACTAATCTAGATGGTGCTGGTCAAAGCTTAGAGCGTTTTAGTAAATAGCAGCAAATGATTAGTAGTATCAAGAGCATGGCCGACAGGTTCTTAGGATTATATTAGATTATTGGATATATTAAAAAAGGTTGGCATGAAATGACAACCACCATAAAAGAATTAGATACAGTTATGAATGGTATTTCTATCGTAACTAAAATGTCTACTTCTGATTTATGGGATTAGGTGGATGTATATAGCGCAATGGCGCAAAAATATGGAACTTCTATTAAGGGCGCTTATGAAGTTTCTCGTATTTATTATCAGCAAGGTTTGGAAACCAAAGATGTAATGACCTTAACAGAAGAAACATTAAAATTATCTAAAATTTCTGGACTTGATTATGCGACAACAACTGACTACATGACAACTGCATTACGTGGCTTTAAGATGGAAATGCAAGACGCGGCTACGGTTGTAGACGTTTATAGTAATTTGGCTGCCAATACAGCTGTATCATAGCAAGAACTTGCACAAGCTATGACACGTACAGCTTCTTCTATGGAATCTGTTGGTGCGACATTTGAAGAGACTTCTGCCATGATTGCTACAATGGTCGCGGTTACTCGTGAAAGTGCAAGCAATATTGGTAGCGCTATGAAATCTATTGCTTCTCGTTATGGTGAATTGACTAAAGATCCTTCTAAATTAATTGATTCTGAAGGGGAAGAAATGAGTTTTAACAAGGTTGATGCTGCATTGAAATCTATTGGTATTTCTATGCAAACTTCAGATCATCAATTTAGAGATTTCACTGACGTTATCCTTGAATTATCTGATGCTTGGAACACTTTAAGTTCTACGCAACAGCGTTATGTTGCCACACAATTTGCTGGTAATAGATAGCAATCTCGTTTCTTAGCATTAGTTTCTAATGGATAGTTATTACGTGAAAATTTGGCTGTAGCGAATAATAGTGAAGATGTTGGTACTACATAGACATTAAAGGCGCTTGATAGTATTGAAACTAAAATTACGTAGGTAACTAATGCTTGGCAACAATTTTATTTGAATGTTGGATTAGAAGATTTATGGAAAGGCGCATTAACTGGTATTACCAATATTTTAAATACATTAAATGAAATGCCGAAAGTATTCGGAAAATTACCAATTGCTGCAATTGGAGTGGTAACAAATGCTATTACTACAATTCGTTCTCTTATAAATATAGCTATTACAGATATTTCACGAACTGTAGTAAACGCTGCCCGTTCAACTGGAACAGAAGCATCTACTGCTATGGAGCAGGGAATACGGACAGGACAAGTAAAAATAACAAAAGCTTTTTCTGATGTATTTACTAATTTTAAATTAAATAAACAGCTTAGATGGTCTTAGCTTAATCCAGAATCTTGGGAAGGGGTTGAAAATAGTGCCAGTAAAGTTGCCACAGCTATTGGAAGCGCAGCGTCTTTTGCTTCTTTGTTTGCTCTTTCATTAAACAATGGTACTGAATCTGCGAAAGCACTATCTGGTACTGTTAGTGCTTTAAGTGGAGCCGTATAGGCTGGCACTGGAATATTTTAGTTTTTTGCATTAAAAGATCCTCGCGGTATATTAAATATTTTTTCTGGAATTATGACATTCATAGGTGGTATAACAACCGCCATAGAGACTCCTGCCGAACGTTTAGAACGTTTAACAAAAGAGGCCGAAGAATTAAATAATACAGCAAAGCAATTAAAAACAGAAGAAAAAAATGCTGATAATTTAATTAAAAAATGGCAACAATTAGAATAGACTTAGTATGACAGTGAAGAAGCCGCGAAAGAATTTTAGGAGGCTTCTAATAAATTAGCTGAAGCTTTCCCGCAATTAATATCTGGATTTGACGAAGCTGGTAATGCTATTATTGATAGCAGCAATTTAGAGGGTGTTCTCGCAGCCGCTAGACGTAAAACTGCGGAAGCTACATTAGAAGCGGCTGAAGCCGAACGTAAAAAATAGAAAGAAAAAGTAGAATAGACTTAGAAAGATGTAGAAGAAAAAGCTAGGATATCAATCGCAAGTAATGGAGCTACAGCCAAAGCTGGAATGAGCGGATGGAGAAATTTAGGCTGGTATGAACTTTTAGATAATGAAGTTGTAATGGATAAAGTGGGAGCGGATGTTTTATCTATAGCAGCCAAAGAACAAGATGACTTATCTATGATTAGTCATATTGTTAAACAAGTAATAGCTGATGGCGCCTCTGGGGCTAATTTATCGTTAGCGGCTGGTGAAAACTTTTCTAGTTATCAAGCAGTTCAAGAATTCTATAAGACATTAAATGAAGAAGATCCGTTACGTATCATATTAGATTCTTACTTTAAATTTAATACTTAGGGATTAGATACCATTTATAATTAGTATAAAGATGCTATAGAATAGAAAGACTATGCCACCGCCGCGCAATATGGTGAAAGTTTTATTAGTGCTTATTCTAAAGCAAGTGAATCATAGCAAGAATTATGGGAATTAGTTAATACGAATATTACTGATTTTGTTACGGAATATTAGGATCTTTTACAGACCGAATATGCTTTCGCATCAGCGGAAAATTCCGTAATGAGGGCACAAATTGATTAGAAAATGGGCCTAAAGGCAACAGATTCTAAATATAATAATTTAATTAATTTAGTAACTGCTAATGCGAATAGATCATTTCATAATTAGAATAAATATAAAACTCCATAGGAATATATTGAATCATTAAGTCCAGCGGAAAGCCCAATAACTATTTTAAATAGTATTATTGACGATATGTCTGGTTGGAGTGAAACTCAATTTTCTACATTAAATACTGCGTTAAAAGATACTACTCATTATGGTAGTGTATCAGAATTACGATCTATATTAGGAGAAGATTTTATCTTACCAGAGCAATTAGAAAATCAATTAAATGATTATTATACCGAAACAGCTCAAGAAGTACAAAAAACAGCAACTGCACAATTAAAATCATTAAAAACAAGTGATTCTAAAAATGCTCAATATTATTAGACATTGTTTGGAGAAGCAGGAGATCAAATTTCTACTGAATTTAATTCTTCTTTAGAATTAGGAATTGCTAATTAGTTAACAAAAGCAATAAAAGTTTTTCATACTGATGCTGATTTAGAAGAGATGGGTAATCTTGGCGCGACAATAATTCAATACGCTGATTAGGTACCAATTGCTTTAGCAGATTCAATGAAGACGATGGGCTTTTCATCTGTGGAACAAATTGATAGTTATCTTACATAGCTAAAAACATTACGTGATAATGATCAAATTACAGATTAGACCTATACTGCATTAAGTCAAGCTTTAATAGACTTTAGAGAAAATTTAGTAAATAATCTCTCTTTAACAATTCAATCAACGATTAGTGGATTAGATAAATCTTTAGATACTGCAATCTCTGATATGGATAAGCTTCAATCTGGCATGGGATTTGAAGACGCAGCAAAAATGATTACTAAATTAAATGGATACCTTAAAGAAGGTGAAAAAAAATTTAATTTAGATACAGATTTTACTTTTGATGGTAAAAAATTCAGTATTACTGCGGACGCTTGGAACAGAGCTTATACTGCGATTTAGACCAATTTAACTGAACAAAAACAAAAGATTACAGATGATATTCAACAATATTCAATATTTGCAGATAAGATAGCAGGAAAGGACCTTGATTGGCTTAATAGTGACAATTAGGCAGAAGATTTAAAACAATTCCGTACTCTCGCTGAGAATTTATTAGGAAAAGATGTGGCGGCAGGATATTTTGGTGACGATGGTAAAATTAAAATAGAAACTGCTACTGAATTAGCTACTAAATTAACAAAAGCTGGTGCGACATTAGATGAATAGTGGCAATCTTATGAAAATCGTTTAGCATATCTTGATGATTATAATGCACAAATACAATTAAGTTTCCAGCGTTAGGATACCGCATTTAAAAATTTATTTAGTAATCCAAAAGATATATCAGTTGCGAATGTAGTAGAATTTGGTAAAAAATTTGATTTAGGTAAATCATATTCAGAAATAATAACAAGTGGTTTATTTACAATTACAAATGGTATTATTTCTATGTCTGCTTATTAGATGAAGCAAGCATTAGATGAACATGGCAAACAATTATCAGTTGAAAGTAGAAATAACTTATAGGCAATGATTGATGCTCAATTTAAATCTGAACGTGGTTTTACTGCCGCGACCAATATTATGTCTAACTGGAGTGGCACTATTACTGATGATATGTTACTTGCTTGGGCAAATGCTACTGGACAAGAGTTAAAAGATGTATAGAATTAGTTTATACAAGTTGGCGTTGGTAAGTGGGCCGGTGATGGAGATTTAAAGGCTTGGATTGAATCTAATGGATAGTAGTATAATCCAGATGCGGAGAAAACTTATGGTAAGTATTTAGAAACTTAGCGTAATGCAATTAACAGCACTTGGGAATCTGTTATTAAGAGTCTTGACGGCGGTATATAGCGTATTGAAAAGAATATTAATACTGACGATTTCTTTGAAAAAAATAAACCATAGCTAGAAGCTTTTGGTATTAAAGTTTCTGAAGAATTTGGTTATTGGGTTATTGATGGCTTTGCAGGAAATACTGAATAGATTATAGAATATTTAAGTGAAGATAAGAACTTCCCGGATATGGACGCTAGTAAACGTGCGTCATTAATTGAATCGGTTACTAAAGGAAGTCTAGTCTCTGTTGTAAATTCAGTAGTTAAAAATGCTCAATCTGTTTCTGCTAGTACGGCTGAGTAGTTGGCTAAGATTTTATAGGTCGGCGATATTGCTGATTTAAAGGCATTGGGAGTAATTCATTGGGATGATAAAACTCAAACTTATGTTGCCAATTTAAGTGAATTGTACAAGGTTCTTGGTGAAATGGAAAAGAATCTTGGTGATACATAGTAGAAAAATAATATAGAAGAATTACGTAAACAAATTAAAGAAACATAGTTAGATACTTTGTCTACTGAAATTAAGTCCACAACAAGTGGCATTAAAGATGGTTTTAGTACTTATGCGGATGCCGCGGCAGTATTAAAAACTATGAATCAAAATGTACAAAAGACTGCCGATGGAAAATAGGTAGATTTAGAATTTAGTGATTTATTTGAATGGAATGCATAGTTAAATAAATATGTATATAGCTTAGATGGAATTGCTACTAGATTTTCTTATTTAAAGATTTAGCTTGATTAGGCAACTGCTGAACAAGATGTTAGTGAGATTGACCGCATTAATAAAGAAATAACCGCTTCATTAAAAGAAATTGGGCAATCGGTTGATTTAATGAAGGCGTTTTCTATTTCTGGTACAACCTAGGAGCAAGCAAAAGCTAGATAGGATATTGCTAATGAAGTTGATAAATATAATGCCGCGGCTTCTTAGATTGAAGGTGCGAAAGTTATTTCACAAGACTTATTAAATTTAGCTCTTGATGGTAGTATTTTTGCTTTAGATACTATATATACAACATTGGGTCAAACATTAACGGCTGAGAACGTGAAGACAGTTCGTGCTGCTAAATCATCTAAGATAAAGACAGCTGCTGAAGCGCTTAATGCTGGCGTTGGAACTGTAATTGATTAGACAACAAGAGAATTAATTGGAAGTGCTGCTAATTTTTAGTCTATCGGTGCAGGAATGAGTGTTATTACTTATATTAAGGACCTTGAACAAGCACAATATAATTTATATAATGCTTTAAAAGAAACAAATCAAGCAACTGCACAAGAATTAAATGAAGCGGCATTAAGAGTACTACAAGCTCGTTATCAATCTGAAGATACTGGTTTAAGCTTATTATAGAATGGCGCGAGCATGAGTATTGAATAGTTTGCCGGTTTTATGGAAAAATTAGGATTACAAATTGGTGATCTTGATAATTTTATAAGCACTGCTAATGATTATATTGAACGTATTGGTGGATCTAACATTAGAATCTATGATATGGTTGGTTTGTTAAGTAAGTATGGTTTAAGCCCAGATAGTTCTGAATTAGGTAGACAATATTATAGCGCTTGGTTAGATTCTATAATTTCCGCGGGCAATAAAGCTAAAGAGGATGCATTAAAAGTAATTACTACTTTATAGTCTGCTTCTGGTGGCGATTAGATTAATGCTTTCGGTATTACTCGTTTAACTATTACTGACGAATTAGAAGCATAGTTAAATGAATTTGGTGCTATATTTGAAAATGGTATGATTACTCTTGCAAAAAATGCAGATATACCTAGTATCATTAGTCTATTATTACAATATGCTCAAAATAAAGATTTAATTAGTGCCGATGACGCGGCGGAAGCGGTTGCAAAAACTATTACTAAAGATTAGGCAGCAACAACATTAGCATAGAATTATAATAAAGCTTCTATGGAAATGTTGAAAAATTTTGCGCGTGCAACTGGTATTGGATTAGAGCGTGTAGTGGCGATATTTAAGGATAATGGCAATGGCACATATAGTGGAGAAATTCCATTAGAAGATTTTGTTGAATTAATGGGATTAAAAGATACAACCGCAGGAAAGGAAATTTTACGTGCTTATGCTGAATCTTAGCGTAACGTATTAAGTAATTTTGTTTCTACCAGTATAACATCCATTACAAAAGGTACATAGAGAATTGCGATTACAGATGAAAATCGTGAACTTCTTGTTAAATTAGCTGAAAAATATGGCGGTTATATGGAAGAAGGTGTTGGTGAATACTTAATTACTGTTACAGAAGAAACTGCTGGTGGTTTTATTGAATCTATTTTAAATGATCCTGATTTAACTTCATATGAGAAAGGCGAAGCCGTTACTTAGGTTAGAAATGGTTTAAAATAGACCGGATTACATAATCTACTTACTACAATGGCTTCTAATTATGAAGATATTCCATTTAATATACTAAATTCAGTTGCAGATTAGTTGGGTATAGGCGTTGAGCAATTATATGCTGAAAACGGACCTGTCAAATTTAATGGAGCAACTTAGAAATATTCTACTTCACTTCAAGATTTATATCATTTTACTGAATAGTTATTAGATGAAGGTTCTATTAGTATTGATACCGCTAGTGCTGTATTTAAATAGATTGACGATGCATTTGGTAATTTAACTCCAGAAAAACTATTTGGTACTTTTATATCTAGTAATGGCTCTATAACAAATGAAGTAATTACTACATTTGTTGAAGGATGGAATAAAATTGCTGATGATTATTCTAAAATCGCTGCAGAAGATATTAGTCAGTTCGTAGTGGATGGAGAAATAGATACATCTACTATATTAGGATTAATGGAAACATTTTAGGTTGAGATGGATGAAACCATTGCTAAATAGTTAAAGACTAAATTTGATTCTTATGTGACTGAAGTAAATGGTTTAGCATCTGAAATAACAGGTGGTTTTACCGACGTCGCTAAAATGGGAACTATTTTAAAACAAGTCAATAGAAGATTTAGCCGTTCAGATGGTTCAGCATTAGAATTTGATGATTTATTTGAATACAATGAAGAATTAAATAAATATGTTTATACCAGCACTGGTGTGGTAACTCGTATTCGTTCATTAAAACTTGGTTTAAGTGAAATTGCTGTTGGAACTAAAGAATATGATGAAGCATTGGTCAATTTTGATTTGGCAATGAAGCAATTCGGAATTTAGTTACATGAAATAGGCAATAATATTGATTTAATGAGTATTGCTACAGCGGCTCCTGGATCAATTGAATTATAGAAAGCGGTTGAAAAGGCGCAAAGTGATTTATAGACATATAATACAGTCGCGGCAGAATTAGGTGAGACATTAATTGGGTCATTTAATTTTGATTAGCTTGCAGAGGGTGGTCTTGCCGCGGTTTAGTTAATGCAAGCTTTATATGAGAGTCTTGGTCGTGAGTTATCTACTGATGAAATTAAAAAGGTTTATCAGGGAGAAGTTAATAATTTATTTTCTGCTATGGAAAATCTTTAGAAAGTAACCAAAGGCGGATTAATAGATAAAACTACTTATGAATTAGGTTAGACAGCTGGATTATTAACTGCTACAGAAATTGGTAATACTGGCATTTATGAAGTTACTTCTGTTGCTTATGAAAATTTAGCATAGGCTTATCAGAATTTATATTCTTCCTTAAAGGCAAGTGGAGAAGCAACCGCAGAATAGTTAAATTAGATTGCTTTAAAGATTTGGGGCAGTTATGGTTCTAAAGAATAGACAATTATTAGTTCTTTAAGTTCAGCAACAGGTATGACTTTTGAGCAATTTGGTACTATGCTTACTGAGTTAGGCATTGAGCTTACTGATAATACTATTGGAGAATATGCTGAGTATTTAACTTCCGTTGGTGGAAATAAATTAGTTATTTCTGATTTTAAGGGATTGATGGATAAACTTGGTTTTGATTCTACTTCAGAAGAATATCAAAAAGCATATAGTCAATATATTACATCATTAATTTCTTGGAATAATGAAGCAAATAGTAGAGTTGAAACCGCGATTTCAAATTTACAAAATGCTAAAGTTGGAGATTAGATTAATGTTTATGATCTAGTTGGCGATTTAGAGATAAGTAATGAAGAGTTAGGCTATAGTATTAAAAATGGCATTTTAACAATTACTAAAGGAATGAATATTCCTGAAATAATTACTGCTGTTTTAGCTACTGCTGATACTAAAATAACTGCTGATTAGAAATATTTAGCAGAACGTATGGCGAACGAATCTAGCATACAATAGCTTTGGTTAGATATTGGTAAAACTTATGATTCTGTATCATTTGATTTAATTAAAAAGTTAGCTTAGGCTATGGGTGCCACGATTGAAAGTGTTGAAACTACTTTCTTTACAAAAAATGCTGATGGCAGTTATGCTGGTAAATATAATATTCAAGATATATTTACATAGTATGGTGTCGATTTAAATTCTCCGGCTGCGCAAGAAGTTTTACGTTTATAGATGCAAAATTATAGAGAGGCTGTTGATTCTGTTATTCAAAATGGATTAAATTCTATATCTAATGGAACATAGAGAATTACTAAAAATGCACAAACTGAAGCTATTTTTAATGCCGCAATTCAAGAGGGTACAACTTGGATACAAGAGGGCATTGGAGAATATTTAATTAATATAACTAAAGATAATATAACACAATTTGAAGACTTTATTAATAGACAAACAACATTAACAATTAAGTAGAAATCTAATTATCTTGCTCAGGCTCATTAGAATATTGCTGATTAGAATATTTCTAAAGTATTAAGCAGTATTGTTGGAAATGTTAATTAGGTATCTTACTAGACGGCGAGTGAGTTAGCATTATTATTAGGTAAAGATCTTGAAGAATTAACTACTACAATTTCTAGTGGAATTTTTAGTACATCTTCACAAGGAATTTTTAGTAAGTTTAATGAAGATACTCAAAGTTTTGAATTAGATGTAATTGCTTTTACTGAATGGATTAATACTTATCAAAAGGAATTAGGTATTAGTAGTGCTACTTTAAAGCAATTAAATAGTCAATTAAAACAATATAGTGCTAACGAAGTAATTAAGACATTTATTACTAATAGTAGTAATATTACTGATGATATGATTACAAATCTATCTAATATTACTAATTTTAGTGAATAGTAGATTAAAGACCAAATATTGAGAAAAGAAGCGGGGCAATATAGGCTATCTTCTAAAGCTGCTTTGCAATTGGCTTAGTTATTTGGTGATGAAGAAAATGGTTTATTAGAAATTTGGAAAAATACATATTTAGACAATATTTTTAATGGTATTTCTAGTATAGGTGGTAATGTTTTTACTACTTCTTTTGATTATAATGGGTTAAAATAGTTAGTATAGGATATTTAGGATTGGACTGGACAAACATTTGATATTTCGCAATTAGCTTCTTATAATTCATAGCTATAGCAATTTGTATTATCTCAAGAAGGTGTTTTTGCTAAAATTCAATTAGCGCGCGAACAATTAAAGGCAGCGGGAATGGATAGTGATTTAATTGATGATCAAATATAGAGTATGATTGATCAATTTGGTAAATCTATAGATTTCTCTAAAGCATTTGATTTTAAAGCAATTGATGCTTCAAGCCAGAAACGTAATATGGCGCAATTGAATGCCAACGCTCAAGCTTATTATGAAATGTTATATGCCGCGGGTAATTGGTCAGAGGCTAGTTTATTTAGATATAATTATGAAACTATGTTACAAGGTGGTTAGGCGGGATTAAATGCTGCTTATAAAGTATATGAATAGACGGGTCAAGAATTGACTGCTGATATTGCTAAAAAAATATTATAGGCCCCAGTTCAAAAATTATTAGACGGTAAATCTGCGCTTGATAGTAAAGTTGGAGATGTAATTAGTTCTGAAGCAGCGGCATTAGGTGTCGCCGCGGGTTATTTAGAAGTTAATGAAACTGTTGATGGTTTGGCTCAAGTAATTAAGATTAATAAAGATAATCTTGATAATGCGTTATGGGCCTATCTTGATGGTATTCAATAGCAAATTGCTAATGGCGTAGAGGGATTAACAGAGGAATCTAATAATACAATAGTATCTATTTGGGAAGAACGTGCTAAAAAAGATTCTTCTGTTATTAATGCTTTTGATAAAGCTATGGGAATGACTTATAAAGAGTTTGGTGATATGGCAACAGAAGCTGGCTATACATTAACTGTTGGCTTACTAGACTAGTTTATAGGTGAAGGTATATTAGAAGATATTGGCAATGGAAAGGTTCGTATTTTAGACTTTGATAAATTTGCTGAAAAAATGGGATATACCGATACTAATTCTGAAGCATATAAAGAAGCAAGAAGTAAATATCGTGATTCAATTATTTAGCTAAATAGTCAAACTCGTGATGATGTTTTAAAGAATATTAATGCTGTAAAAGATGCTAAAATTGGTGATTAGATTAATATTTCTGATATTACTGATTTATTAGGTGATGGTTTAACTAATTTCTTAACAGCAGAACTTTAGGAATATGGTGGCGTTCTAGATAATGGTATATTAACTATTTAGGAAGGAGCCAATATTTATGGTTTGGCTACTAGACTTGCACAAGTGGCATAGGCAAAAGGAGCTATTTTAGAGAATGATGTTGTTGCCCTTGGAGACGCATTATAGACTGCTGTTAGTTAGTATGTTGATGTTATTACAAAAGCATTGAGTGGCGGTTTAAAAGGTGGAGATTAGAAACAATTAATTGATTTTGCTAAAAATTTTAATATTGAATTAGGCGCTGATGACTTTGTTGAAACGGCCAATGGAATGAAATTAACTATTGACGCTGCGATAGAATTATATAACACTTTAAAATCAATTAAAGGTATAGATACTTCTTCCTTGTTCTCTGGTCTTAAGGATGCTATAATAAAACGAGATTAGATTACTACAATGGACGGCATTATGGCGAAAATTGCGTCTATTAATAATCAAATAGCAGCACAAAAAGCCGCGACTGGAAGCGTTAATGCGGAACTAGAACGAGAATTAGAATTGTATAAAGAAATTGCTAATGAAGCAATGATGAATGATCCTAATAAATATAAATTTATGGATCAAGCATTACCAGATAAATTTTAGGGTCCATTAAATTATTGGGATGCAACAGAAAAAATGATGTAGACCATGATTTCAAGTGCTAAGAGTGGCTACATGGGCGTACAAGATTTTTATAATATTGCCACCGAAATGGAAAACCTTGCTAAATTGTCTGGTAAAACCATGAGTTTTATGGGCGTTGAAATTGGTGAAGGTGCAATGACCGCGGCTGAATTAGTAGAAAAAGGTTTTTCTAATTTAAAAGAAGTCAGTGGTAAAGGTGCTTAGATCAACCTTAAAGGATTGGCCGATATTGGATTAAATCTAGCTATGAGTTCTAAACAAATGGCCGAGGGCGTAGAAGATGGCATTCATGCTATGGCCCAATCTCAAGTTGATATGCTTGACGGTTTAATTGGTTTACTTGAGGCAATTGTTGCTATGGAAGCTATTAGTGATGTTGACACTAATGGAGATCATACCTTAGATGTCAGTGAAATTTTTGAGGTTGAGGGCGAAGATAAATTAAGCGAAAAAATGACTAGTTTTGCTAGCAAATTATTGGAAGATATTGAGAAAAGTGAAGAACTAAAAAAAGAGTTTGAAGCTTTGAAGATTGGTCAATATAGTCTTTATGAAATTATTAAAGATGCTGCTAGTGGCACAAAAGGTATTAAAATGGCAACAGAAGAATATACTAATCTTTGGAATGCCTTATATCAAACCGCATTAGACCAAGATTTTGATGCTTCTGATTTAATAGGAATAGTATAGCAGCTTTATAAAAATGGTTTAAAAGATATAGAATATACATTAAAAGATGGCCGTAAAATGGTTATAAAAAATGGTCATATTTTAGTATAGACCGAAGATAAAGAATGGGTTACAGATGATGGTGAAAAATTTTCTAGTGCAGATGCTGCTATTGCCCATATGGTAAAATTAGAAAGTAAAAAAGAAATTGAAGATTTTAATAAAGGAAAAGAATCTAAAGGCGTAACTATTGATGCTAATGGTGAAACCGAAATTACCATCAATGGGCAAATATATAAATTACATGTTAATACTAATGAAGATGGTTCGTTCTCTATGGATGGTGTTGAAGGTAGTTTCAAAACTCCTATAGAATTACTTAGAGCATGGGTGCGACAAACTTTTAAAGATACTAAATTTGCCAATGGATTAACGCCAAATGATTATACTGATGAACAATTAGATATTATAATGGGATTCAAAGTAGTACCAAAAATTACAGGGACATATCAATTAGCGGAAGATTAGCGTAAAAAACTTCGTGAATTATTAAATGAAAAAGGTATAACTACTAAAGAAGGATTTATTTAGAATAAAGAAGCATTATCTTTAGAATTAGGAGTAGAACTTGATGATGACTTATTTAGTAGTGATGAAGCTTTATAGTTGTTTGCTGGTGTTTAGGTAACTGAAGCTGATACAAGTCAATTGGAAGATGTTCATGTTTAGGGTATTGTTGATATAATTTCTGTTGAGGGGCTGGATAAAAAAGTTAAAGAATCCGTCGCTTTGGCATTATAGAATAATGAAACTTTCGCTTAGATGGATGAGCGAATGCGCGCAGAAGGTGCCACAGAAACATAGCGCTTATAGGCAATAGAAACACTCACAAAAGTCCCAGGACGAACTCTAACGAGAAATGATATAGAGGCTTTATAGTTAAATGGTAATAATATTCTTCCATTATTAGGAGCTTCGGGAGCGTTTAATGGTGGCTATTCAACGGAATGGTATACTAGTCGAAGTCTTGATCCAACAATTGGCATGGGATTAAAATATACTTATGATGACAGAACTAAAACTTATGGTATTTATAGAAAAGATATAGAAGCAGAAATAAGTGCTCATCAAGGCTATTATGATTAGCTTGGCGTGACAGCTGATAATTTTGTTGACTTTGTAAATTATTTTCAAGGTACACATATAGAAGATATGTTACGAACGATTCCAGGCTTTTCTACTCGTTTTTGGGGGACTCCATTATTTGATTTTGCTAAAAAAATGGGATAGTAGCAGAAAAAAGAAAAAGCTGAAAAAGAAGGCATAAGCATTGGTAATTTAGAGGAACAGAAATATGATTTTAATAAAAGGAGCGTAATATTAGCACAAACAAATGCGGCTGAACTTGCGGCAAATAACTCTGCTTAGGTTGCAACAGATAAAATTATGAATGAATATGCATAGATTGTTGCTAAAGTCGAAAGAGAGCGTGATTTAGTACGTACAGATGCTGGCGGTAATTTTAATGGATATACTGATGAAGATTATTAGTCTTTTTTAGACAGCATTCATGAATCTAATGCATATAAGAAGGCCCAAGAATTAGGCCATAATAGTGTAATAGAAGAGCAAGCTCGTCAAGCTGCATTAGCCTCTTAGACCAATAAATCTGATGAAGGTGAATATAGATATCTTCATGGGCAGTATTTAAAACAATTTACTGATGAATGGTTCGCTGGATTCCAAGAAGATTAGAATAAAAATAAACCATTAACTGATACAGAAAAAAATGCTCAATCCGCGAATACGATGTCCACTGCAGCCGCTACTTTCCAATCTGCTGTTGCATCATTTGGCGCGGCTGTTTAGTCAATGATTATTGGAACTGTAGCAAATTAGCTTAATGGTAAAGATAATGTTGACGAAATAGAGCAAATTTTAACAGCTTTTGGTATGAATACAAATCAGCAAATAGAAGCAATAAAAAATACTAATTTAATTACAAATCAAAATACTCTTGATGCTCTTAACAGATATGAAGAAGAAAAAGCAGAAGCGGCTGGCAAAGAATTCGTAAGTACATTTTTAAATGGAAAATCAATGAATGAAGTCGGTTTGCAAACTTTAATAAGTTTATCTGAAGCACTAACAACAAAATCAGAACAAGTAAAGGATAGTGATCCTTTTTTATCTAAACATTTACTTGAATTACAAACATAGGCAGAGAGTGCAAAAGATTTAGCTTTGCGAGAAGCTCGAAGAGAAGCAAATGCTCAAATAACTTCAACAACTCATGGGCCTACTACAAATACTACAAAAGAAAAAAGATTTGATCAAGTAAATTCGAGTTTAATAGATCATGGTTTAACTGAATCTATAATAGCTTAGAGCCAAGCCAAAAATCAATTTATAATGGCAGAAACATAGTTGATAGAATAGCTTCAATAGTCTGCGGATAAAAGAACAAAATTTGCTGAATTTTCTAAAAATTGGGGCTCTTATCTTTAGGAACCAGAAAAAATGTTTAATGATAATATAGACTAGCAAAATAAATTTACTTAGGGTTATAATGAAATATTTAATACTAATCTTTCTTTTTCTGATGCTTTAGATTAGGCTTAGGAGCAAATAAAAGCTTTAAGTGAAACTCCAATTGAATTGACACCAGAAGCAAATCTTGCCCAAGTATTAAGTTCCTTAGAATCAGTTAAGAATATTAATGGTACTATTACTTATACTAGTGTTATTAATAATTCTGCTAGAAATACTCAAAACATTACTCCCTAGGCCAAAGGTAATGTAGCCCTTGCTTCAGGTACTCGCACATTAATGGGCGAACTTGGCCCAGAACTTGTAGTTTCTAATGGTCAATATTTCCTTGCTGGACAAAATGGTGCAGAATTTGTTGATTTAGCAAAAGATGCAATTGTATTTAATCATATCCAGACTAAACGCTTATTATCTAATGGTTCAAGCGGACGTGGCACGCCATTAACTAATGAACGTAATGCTACTTCAATGGCAACTGGTAATGTACATGGTCCCGCTATGGCATCTGCTAGTTCTGTACTTTCTACATTAAAACAACTTCGTGCACAATGGCAAGCATTAGCTGATTTAAGTATTGCTGACCTCGCCGGTAAAGGCGGCGGAGGCGGCGGAGGAAATAAACAAATCCCTGGTTTTATCCGCGATGTTGAACGTTGGTACAATTGGTTGCAGAAGATTGCTGATCTTGAAAAAGAAATTACTTATCAAGAACAACTTCGTAATAAAATTCAATCTGATATGATTTCTAATGGTAAAGCATATTATGCTAGTTAGAAGCAATCATATGAAGATATGAGACTATCTGCTATTACCAGTGAATCACTTTACTTGTCTCAAAAAGATTATTTTGAACAGCGTCGTGAATAGCTTAATAGTAAGGATTCTCCATTAAGTACTTTATATACATTTGATGAAAGCGGTCAGTTACATTTCCAAGAAGGAGCATATCAATGGTTAGCTGATTTGTTTAAGGCTGATGATTATGGTCATTAGACATTATCTCCAAAACAACAGTATGAAATGATTTTGGCTAAGAACCCACAATTTGCTTAGTTCATGAAATATGATAGTTCTGGTAAAGAGATTATCAGAAAAGACTATAAGAGCGATGATGAATACTATCTCGCTATGGTTAAAGCTTTCTCTGAGCGTATGGATTCGGAAAAAGAAGAAATGTAGGAATTATTTGATTCTCTACATGAGCAAGAACAAAAAGTACTTGAATAGATGTAGGCTATGAATGAATAGCTACAGGCTATGAAAGATAATCAAAAAGAAGTTGAAGAATCAGTCTTAAAGGCTATTGAAGAATCCCGTCAACGTTAGATTGATGAGATGAAAGACACTAAGGAAGCTATTCAAAAGACTAATGAGGACTTTATTGACGGTTTAAATAAGTCTCTTGAAAAAGAGCGTCAAATGTATGAAGATACGCAGAAAGATTAGGAATTAGAGCGTAATCGTAGATAGCTTGCAATTCTAAAACGTTCTGGCGCGTCTGCTTCATAGATTGCTCAATTACAGGAGAAAGTTGATCAAGAGGCACGCGATTAGTACTTTGATAAGCAACAAGAGCAGATTGATGCGGTTAAAGAAGCATCCGATTTATAGCTTGAAAAAATGGACTTACAAATCGAACTTGCACAAGAGCAACTAGATTATGAAAAAGCGCATGGATTGCTTTGGGGTCAAGTTTATGATATAATGACAAAATCACCAGCAGAAATTGCTCAGTACATAAAAGATAATACGGCTGATTTTTGGAGCTATTCTCCGCTCAATAGTTCAGAAAAAGCAAATGAGATTCTTTTCAAAGCCGAGCAATGGGCGGAATTCCGTGATGATATTGACATGCAAAAAGCTTCATTGGGCATGATTAACTAGAATTTAGACATTTTCTTGGCTGCTATGAAAGAAATTCATGGCAAAGATACTAATTGGGATAAAATTGAAGAAACTGCAAAAACAAAATATGAAGCTTTATTTGGTGGAAATTTTGATGATCCAGGAAAAACTGCTTGGGAGGCTTATTAGAGCGCGACTGAATATGCGACTAAGCCGCCTAAAACAGAAACTACAACTACTACAACAACAACTGGTACTGGTTCTGGCAGTGGTAGGACTGGCTTGGAAAATAAATGGTACTATGATAATGAAAAGCACTGGAAGCGTAATTGGCACAATGGTAAATGGTCTAGAGCAAACGAAGGAGCACATAATTGGACAGTTTTAAATTCCAGTAGTAGACATTTAACTAGATAGTGTACAGTTTGCCATTTAAAACGCACAGATAGCGCAAGTCCTGAACCTCAATATTCTATGCCTGAAACTTCAACATAGAAACCACCAGTTTATGACCATCAAATGTCTTAGCCAAAAATAGAAGTTGGTTATTATTCTAATGGAGGAATTAATAATTAGACTGGACCTGCAATTTTACATGGTACTCCAACAGATCCAGAAGGAATTTTAAATGCCGATGATTATAGAGCTTGGAAAGAAGATATAAAAACAACTAACTTATTATATAACGCATTAGCTGATGTCTCAGCATTATAGCATAGCGCGGCCGCGGCGGCAAGTTCTACAACAAACAATAACAGTGGTATTGTTATTGAACATGCCGAAGTGAGCATGAATGCTACAATAGCTAATGATTACGATGCACGTCGTGCCGGTGAACAAGCATTAGAGCAAATGCTTACAATCGCTCGTAAATCTGGTACTCGTAGTGCTCAAAGGAGGTAAAAGGAATGAGAGATTATGGATATGTAAATGGGAACGTTATAGACGTTCCCAATTATTCAGATACAAAATATACGCAAGTATATATGGCAACACATAAGGGGGAAGGCGCGGCATCGCGCCTTCCCTTCATGGAGCGTTCATTTATAAGCTTTACTTTTGGTGGAAAAAGTATAGAAGATTTTAATTTAATTGCTACTATTAGCGGCGATAGGATGGAACGTTCGGGTTATTCTACTTTTGAAGATTTAACATCAGAATACGAAGTACTAGATGGCCATTTTTATTGGGGCACACATTATACTAATCATGAACTGACATTTGATTTAGCTACTGACGCGATTACATAGAATGAGTTAGATCATTTTTTACATTGGTTTCAACCAGGTAAAATTCGTGAATTAATATTATCTGAGCATCCGAATCGCGCGATTGAAGCGCGCGTTAGCGCGGCGCCAGAATTACATTTACTTCCTTTTGAAGAAAAAGTTACTAAAAAAATTGGCGATTAGGAATATAAAACTAGCACTACATTATATAAAGGTGAAATTACTTTAACATTTGTAATGGAAGAGCCATATTGGTATTCAAAAATTAATATTTTTGGTTATTATAATAAAGATACTGGCGTTTTTCATGATGTTTGGACAGACGCAAATGGTAAAGAAGTAAGTATTTTTAATGACCCAGATGCTATTAAAATTGCTTTGGAAGATAATATTCCTATCGCTAGTATGATTGATGCTTCTATGTTATTGGGTGATAATACTTTTGCTGATGCAGATACAAGTAAAGATGCGATGACGGCTGATATAGAAATTGATGAAAATATAAAATATATAGAACTTACAGACGAAAATAATGAAACATATTATGAATTAGATTATGAAAGTATGGGTGGCACACAAGAAGCAATTGACGCATTGATTCCACCTAATTCTCGTATAGCTATTACAGAATTTGATGGCGGCGAAGAAAAATGGATTTATGGCGCGCGCCTGTCTGGTGCAGTTATGAGTGAAAGTTCCGGCATAGAAAATTTTGCTGAAAATGAAAGCCAATATTTTTATTATGCTGGTAATGCTCCATCTCATCCTACAATTGAATTTACTTTAACTCCTACATTTGATGAAAATGGTTATATAAATAGTCCAAAGAACAGTTATGCTGAAGGAACGCCGTATAATACAATTACGTTTGAAAGTTTAACTAAGAAAGAGCTTTAGTTTACTACTCCAAGCATATATACTGGTTATAATCAAGTTATAAAAATTTTACATGATGCTCCAAGTACAACAGCGTGGGTAGATATAAGAAAACAGATTCGTAATAATGTAAATCACGCCGCTGCGCGCGCATGGGCAAATAAGGTTATTGATAGCTTTGATACTTCAACAATAGGTGGAAATCGTTAGTATGCATTAGATCGCATGAAATACTTTTTATTAGATCAAAATGGTAATGCACTTCCTTCGCGCTTTATTATTAATAGTAAAACTGGTCGCGCGATAGGTGAAATTAAATATCGTGTACCAGATAATCAAGAAACAATTACAAGTGAAGGATGGGCTACTTATAAAGCTGATTCTTTAACTGTACATGAAGAAGATGTTGGAGATATGATCCGGTCCAATTACTTGATTATAGAAGATTAGAATTAGCCGCGGGATGGGAAAATTGTTGCTTGGAGCAACGTTTCGGAAAATACAAGATTGAATTCACATGTTGTGCGACACGATGTTTCTGGCGGCTTAAAAAATGTATTTATTAAATACTAGAATATGTATCTATAATGAGTAAAAAGGAGGAATACTATGGTAAGCAAAAGAACGATTAAAATAGATGAAGAACAAGTTGCTATCCGTAGTTATGAAGTTTCTATTTGGTCCCTTCAAGACAGTTTTATAACTGTCTTGAAGTGGGCCGAGAGAGATAATAGAGGATAGATTCAACAACCGGAAATGGTATTGGATATAGATGGTACGGAAAATTTTAAGTTTTCTATCCCAATGTATTTACATCCTGGTGAAGAAAATCCCGCGTGGCATAATACATTAAATGGTAATTTAATGATTGGAATGCGGAAGATTAAGGTTATTTTAAATAAAACATTAACAGATGAACGTGTTTTTGAGTTTTTAATTACGAAAGTAACCGAACGGCATGAAGCTGATTAGCTATTCTGTGATGTTGAGTGTGAAGGACTTGCGTTTCATGAATTGGGAAAAATTGGCTATAAGGTAGTACTTTCATAGGATGAATATGACATAGACAATAATGAGTGGTTTGAAGGCGATTAGGTTAAGGAACAGCCATTACCTACAATAGACTATTGGAATAAAAAAACAGACTTTTTATTACCATATACCGAGAATAAAAATGATATAAAACCAAACAAATGGTATTATAAAGTAGAAATGAACTGGGCTTCATATGAAGGCGGCCAAACTCGTGATCCAGAAAAAGTATATGAAGATGAATATGTTTCTTCTTGGGAAATAGATGATTCCTCGGGCGTGTTGGTTCCAGCCGCGGTTGAAGCACTAAAAGAAAAATTGCGCATCGTTGAAATTAAAGAAAGTAATATATATAATATTACGCAGAAAATTGCCGAAGCATTCGGTGTTTTTTGTAAATATGAATATGGTTATGACGCTAATTATCATATTATTTCACGCACAGTTGTCTATTATAATAATTTTATAGAAGAAGATAAAGGGCATATGGATTTAACATATCCATATCATACTTCTGAAATTACGCGTGAAATGGACAGCACAGAATTGGTTACTAAATTATTCGTGCGTCCAATTGATGCTGAATATGGCGGTTCTAATGAATTAGGTATTAAGGATGTCGAAGCAAATAAAAGTCGCGAAGATTATATTTTAAATTTTGATTATTTACATAAATTTAATATTATTACTGATGAATAGTATGCGGCAATAGCAGAATATGAATAGGCGCTACATGAGAAAAATATTGCATATTCAAAATTATATGCAGAATATATGAATTTAGAAAGCCGTATTACTGATTGTGAAGCTAAAATCGCGGTTGAAACCGCGGGACTTGAAGCCGCGAATGAACAGTGGAATACAGCATAGAGCCATATTAAGGCCTTGCCTGGGCAAGAAGAATTAATTACTATTCCACAGAATGCCCCTAAATCTGTATTGGTATTAGAAAGTCCAAAATATGGTAAATATATTAAAATGCCCGTTAATGGCATTGCGGCTAATACTGTAAGAATATATTTTGGTGTTCTTGATTATACTAAAAAGGGGAAAGAGTTAGAAGAATCAGAGAGTGCCGTTTTGATAACCGGTGGCGTTCCAGAGTTTGATGAATATAATGATTTAGTACGTATTATAAAATTACCAGATAAAGTTACCGTTGGTGAAGTTACTTCTGAACTAAAGCCTTCTGTATGGCTTACATGTAAATATATGCCTGATACATATTGGACTACAGTGCGAGATGTTTGGGATAGACGTAGAATAGATATTAAAAAATAGTTAGATAAGCATTAGAGTATATTAGAGAGTTTATAGAGCGAATTAGAAAGAAAAACCGGGCAATTGGAAGTTATAACCGAAGAAATGAAAATTATACGCCAAGATTTTAATGAAATGATGGGGCCGGCACTGCGCGAAGGCTATTGGCAATCCGATGACCATTAGGATTATGGTGATAAATATTTAGTTACATTTAGTACTTCTAATGATTATGAATAGGGAAAGTTAGCATATCATGTGCTAGACACTAACGCTTATGATAATAATGATACAATTAATTATTATATTGGCGATATTGATAGTGATGAGCAAAAACAATATTTAATTATTAGAATTAACGCTACTAATAGTTTATTAAAAGATATTAATACGCACTATGACGAATTATATTTTGTATATAATGATGTATAGGGAGTTAATCAATATCTTGATTTAGCGGCGACTAATAATCCACTGGCTACTGAATTAGCGAATTATAAGCGTAATGCTCGACGTTTAATAAAATTGGGTGGTAGCTGTCGCTTAACTTATACTTATGTTTCAGGAGAAAGTATCCCATTCTTAGCGCTAGTTATAGAAGCAAGCAAAACCATGTCTGATGAACAGATTCAGTTTTTTATACGTAGTGGAACTTATGCTGATTCAAAATATGCTGAATTTCAATCTAAGTTTGGTATCGTTACTTTTACACAAGAAAACGAAGTAATGACCGGAGATTTTTCAGTTGAAACATTATTTGATATTACCGCAAATTCTTATATTACTAGTGGTGCGGTAGAAGCATATAAGCGTATTATTATAGATGCTCTGACATTAAAGCCGGGTGAAAATTAGTTATAGATTAAATTAGGAAATAATTTATTGGAAGCATATAAAGACTATGATGTTTATATTGAAAAAGATAAGCGGGACAATGAAGAAGATAGGCATGATAAATATATAATTGATATTAAACCGCGCGCTTTTATTACAACAGAAATGCTTAATCCACCTATTTCAATTAAATATGAATTGTCTAACGCAGATATACTATTATATTTGGATGCTTTACAGGTGGCAAAAGAAAATTCTGAACCAAAAGTATCCTATTCAATACAATTAAGTTTATACGACCCATATATTATTCATAATATATATGAAAAAATGGCAAAAATTGTACATATTAATGACATACAATTAAAGTTTGAAAACGTATAGGGTTATATTTCACATATAGAAATGAATCTCGATAAGCCTTGGGAAGACAGTATCGAGATTAAAAATTATAAAACTAAGTTTGAAGATTTGTTTAGTAATATTGTGGCACAAACTGACGCAATGTAGAAAAAGAGCCATGGATACGATGTCGCGGCTTTAGCTTTTGGTGAAGATGGGAATCTAACTTCTGAAGCGGTTATAAAAATGTTAGATGCGAACGCGCCATTATTTAATACATATATAGATGAACATTTAACAGATAATATCATTATTAAAAACACTTTAACTAGTATTTTTAATGAAGCTGGTTCTATTTTAAATAGCGCGGGCAATGCATTAGCCGATATGCGCGCAATTACTGGAACAAACGCAAGCATATTGTCTGATTTTGCGAAGAGCGCCGAAGAAGGCTTTGGCCGCGGAATTGATTTAATCTCTTCTGTGGATGGATAGTATACCTCCGCAGTACAAATTAATAATCGCGGCATTTTTATTGGCTCTGATTAGTAGATTTCTTTATACTCTGGCGTAATTGGAGACAGTAGCGGCACATCTATTGATTTAAATCCGAAGAGATTAATTTTAGGCGTTTCTTCTGATTCTAATGGCACCGCCGCGAAATTTACAGAAAAGTATTTGGTACTTGCAGCGGGAGATATTATCGCCGCGAATGAAGCATCAACAAATAATGAAGATAAAGTGAATGTTGGTGTAACCGGCACAATTAATGGTTTAGTTGGTGCAAAGTTCACTAAAGATTCTATTGGTTTTGCTACTTATGACAATAGTACAATTAATGCTATTTTAATGAATAATAAAGGTATTACTTTAGGAAGCGGCGTCATTGACCCCGTTGATGCGGAGAATAGGAGAATAGGTATTGACCTTAATAGTAATACTTAGACTCTTCGTAATAATAATAATACTGTTACTGGTGCATCATACGTTCGCATTTCTGGTGCCGGCATTGACATTGGTTCTGGTGGAGAGCTATATGTTAGTACAAATAATTTTGTTGTTAATTCTAATGCTGGTATAGGTGAAGATATTTTTGTATTAAAGAAAGCGGATGGCAACGGCGGCTATGAAAAGGCGCTAACTTATAATATTTAGGACGGCTTAACTATTAACGGTCGAATTTCTGCGCAAAGTATGGTTATTGGTGATTCCACCGCGGGAAATCAATCACTTAGTAGTTGGGTTAATGCAAAAGTAACACCAGAGGCTATTTGGCTGGGTGTAGTTAAACATACGACTGGTAATAATAATGCTACTATTGGAAGTGGGACTAGTTTATCTATTACTGATGATAGTTTTTCAATTGCTAGTACCGGAACTCTTAGTGTAGATACTTCTAATGTCATTATTAATACCGCGGCGACAGAAAATAATGCTATTTTTAGAATAGGCGGGACTGGTGAAAACTATAAACTTTTATATAGTGAAAATGCTGGTTTGAAAATAAAAGGCGAGATAGCGGCGACCGCTGGTAATTTAGGTGGCTGGATATTAGGTGAACATAAGTTATATAGTGGCTCAGGAACAAATTATGTTGCTTTAGATAGCGGGACTTCCAATGAAGGTTATGCTCTATGGGCAGGAAATGGTACATCAAGCTCCGCTCCATTTGCTGTTACACGAGATGGAAAAGTATATTTAAATTCATTAATGGTTTTAGATACTTGGGATGGAAGTAAATGGGAAATTACTTAGACCAGTACCCAAAATGATGGAAAACATGATGCTAATGGATTTACCCCCATTAATTTTTCTCGTTTAAATTTTAAGACAGCCATGACTATTACCCTTGGAGTCGATGGCGAGAATATCGTAGCAAGGGGACGTTTATGGAATACTTGGGAGTCGGAATCAACTTCTAAAAGTATATCACTTAGTGCTGGTGCTCTTGGCGGAACCGTAAACGCGGGTTCTAATTGGGATGCTCAAGGGAGTGCCACTGTTTGGATAAATGTAGCAGTAGGAGGTTCAGCTGGGCCTACCTATCAAGTAACATGCCCGGTTAATGTTTATAATGCAACATCATGGGGCTGGGAAAGAGCTTATAATATTGTATAGGGGGCCTCAGTTAACGTAAATAGTAAAAAAGTTACAGGTCTACCAGGTTAGGCTCCTGGCACCAGTTCTACGTCAATTGATGTTAGCGATATATATGATGCTGGTTATCAAGATGGAAAGCCTAATACTATTGAATTAGTAACTACATCTGGTTCTAATGCGGTAATAAGAGCAACTTCTACAGATGGGAATAATTCATTAAGTTCTACACTATCTATGTCTGATATTTATAATGCTGGTTGGAATGCTGCTTTAGACGCATGTACTGGTGAAGAAGTTTTGGTCAATTATAGTAATGTCGGTAATTATACTTTATATAAAGGTAATTATCCTTCAGCTCCTTCTGCTGGTACTGGATATTGGCGTTTAGGTGGTTCCACAACAACACGATATAGTTTACCTGATAGGAAATAAAAAAAGACCCCTCTCATTTCTGAGAGGGGCCATTTTTTATTTACTCATTAATGAATGCTTCTAGATTAATAATCTGAGCAGGAGTAATTTCAATATCGCCAATGTCTTCGGAATCAATCTTTTCAGCATTGATTTCAACGTCAGCATTTAATAGCTCATCTAGGCTCTGATAGAACTCATTTAGCCTATCCTGGTCAAGAGTGACATTGCCATTTTCATCACTCTTCATTTCGCCATTTTCATCTTTCTGCGCATATTCCTTAATTAGGTCCATACGCTTTTCATTAAACAAAGTAAATTCTTTTTCAAGTTCCCTTAGTAGCCTTGCGACACGAAAAGCTGCGCGGCCTTTTAGAGACTTATTAGATAGTTCGCGCATAATATCAGCGCTTTCAACAATATTTCTTAGGTGTGTATTAATCATATTAATCTTCTCCCCATTGTACTGTATTTATTTTAATTTTATTTGCAAAGTATTTTCCAATACATATTGCATCAGCTTCATCTTGTGTACAATTCTAATTGTACCACATTTTTACTTTATCTTGCGCTAGTTTCTTTTTATTTTCGCGGTGCTGGTCGCCTTCATTTATGCCGCAATATTTGCGCCATTCAGAGGCATATACTAAATCATGGTCTATACTTGCTTCAAATAAAGTATCAAGTAAAACGCCTTGTAGATTAGCAAGCACCTAAAATGTTTTAACTTGCGCCTATGAAGCACTTGGACCAAACTTCTGTAATTGAATATTCTCAATCCCAACAAAATCTGGTTCCCATGCTTCGAGCGCGGCTTTAAGCCAATTTTTAACCGCATTAATTCTTTCTTCCGTTGGCAATGTACTATCGGGGCTATATGTCCCATAAGAAACTAGCTAACGATTATCATATATTGAATATCCGGTTGTGCCTGTCGCGGCATCTAATCCCAATACTCGTTCTGTGTCAATCTTTTTGGTTGGCACCTTATTTTTTTTGATTTTATATGGGTCGCCGGCCATACACTATTCACATAGCATATGTTTGCGCCATTGCCCATATGTTTGCTTTTGTAAATGCCCTTCTGGACATTTCATTTCCAATTCTGTATTTAAATTTTTATATTCAGTGCTAATCAATGTCCAATTGTTTTCGGCCAAATGATTAGCAACTGAATACACGTTAATTGGCATTACTTACCAGTACTCCCAAAGCCACCTTCGTCACGCTCGGTAGCTGGAAGAATATCAACTACTTGTGGCTTAAAACGATAGGTAGGCATTACAATAAGCTGTGCGATGCGGTCGCCTGCGTTAATGGTATAATCAGAATCAGAAATGTTATCATATAGAATACCAAGCTCACCGCGATAGTCGCTATCAATTACACCAACGCTATTGCTTAAACGCAGTGGCGTCTTTGCGCCAATAGAAGAACGTGGTACAATATATGCAGTCCAATTTTCTGGTAGAGCAATTCGTACACCAGTCTTAATCTTATTACCGACAGAATGCGCGGGAACAACTACTGTTTCGGCCGCGTATAGGTCAGCGCCGGTGTCTGTATCGTGTGCATAAGTTGGAACATGAGCTTCTTTTTCAAGCGCGATAGGAAGTTCAAAATCATATGTATGATAATGTTCAATTACTTCTCTAAATAGTTCTGTAATTGGGTCAAAAATTGCATGTAGTAGCGTGCTCTTACTCGCGGAGGGTTGAAGAGTATCAAATATATCCTGTACATCATGCTCTAAACCAGCAAGGAACTCATGCGCACCGGCCTTATTTAAGCCGCGGGCTTCTAGACTATTAACAAGCTCTTTCTTGGACTTATCAATTAGTTCAGGGGAATACATGCTCTGAATTGTATCACGTAAATTTTCTGCAACCTGCGGAGTTAGTAGACTCTCGTCAAAATTCATAATCTGTGTAATTGCTTCCATTAGGGGGTTTAGTGTTTCGTTTTCTCCTAATACATCGGCTAGTTCATTTATATCCATTTTATATTACCTCACTCATTAAATGTTTTTTCTAGTGAAACCACTGCCCAGCTATCAATAATTTCTCCCTTAGATTTCTTGGTCTTAATAGCATAAGCGGACTTAGTTAGTGTATAATTGTATTGAAGTTGTTCATCCTTCGCGGCGGTAATCATATCAATCGCCTCTTCTTCTGTATCAACGCGGTAAACATCAGTTGTTTTCAGTAGTTGTCTCGCCATTTTCTTCTCTCTCCCTTTTTTCATTTAATTTTCTTAATTTTTGAATTAAATCAATATAGTTTAATTTTTCTGCGGTATCTGCGATTGTATTTATATCTTCCCTATTTTTCTTGCCAACTTTTTTAGCAAGAGCGCGGTGTTGCGCGCGATTTAATGGAGCGGTATTTGCTTTAATTTTTTTAGTTGTAAATTCTGTAATTTTATTCAGAATTTCGTCGGTAGTTTCCGCGCCGATAAGACTTGTTGCTTCTTCTTCGCTAATGTCCTAAATATCCGCGAAGCGTTTTATTAGTTCCTACGGAGTTAAATCTTTATTCGCCATATATTACCTCTAAAAGTGAAAGTATTGTTTCATATTCTTCTTTGTTATGTAGGGTGATTAAAGTAAATAAGTGACGGTCATCATCTGCGACAAATGGAATTTCTACTTTTGCTATTTTCTCTTCTATAATAGGAAACCAATATGGTCTATCATTTATTATTTCATCTGTCACCTTCATTTTCCCAATTAATCCATATACTAATATGTATTTATTGTCATTTGTTTGGGCCAGCCCCGCAAAATATTCACTATTACCATGAAATTTTATAAAATTTGCTATCGTCATACTTAACCGCCATCCTTTCTATTATATCCAAATTCTTGTGTTTTAAAGAAATTAATATAATACTTTTCTAATTCTCCAAGCTAATCTTTATCACAATATATTATGTATTCTATTGACCAATTCCATAGTCCTTCTTTAAGTAAGGCATGATGCACAGCCTAATCAGCAATTGATTGTATTCCAACAGCACTTTTGAAATGGTCTTGTAAACGCTTTTTAATATTTGTGCTTTTTCCTATATATGGTTTACCAGTATTTATATTTGTTATTTTATAAATACCAGGTTTATCTTCGATACCAACGCGCTTGAAAGTATCATCTATATAGGGCTTTACATATTCTGCCCACACTAATTTACTAATTATATCTGGATGTTGAACTTTTTCCGCGACATCGGTTAATAAGAAATTTATATCGTTATGATACTCTTCCGGAATTTGTATTGTATAGAATAGTTTTTCTTGCTATTCTTTATCATACTATTGTAGTGGTTCAAGTAGGGCTTTAAATTTTTCTTCTTCCTAATTATAATTATTTTGAAGAATTTCAATTTTGTTATCAATATCTTTTTGGACCTACTGTAAATTTGCTTCTAACCATGCGGCTTCCTACTTATAATAGGTTTCTGTATTGGCAAACTATTCTGCCGCGGTTGCTTCCTTTGCAGACCACTTATCTTCAAAATCTTTTTTCCGCTATTTTTCTTGTTCTATAAGAAGATTATCTAAATTTTTAATTTTCTTATTAACTAAATCATGATAAGAATCCTATTTTATTTGAATTGCATGTTCTAATGAACCCAATTCTTCTTCAAGATTATTAACTTCCTATTCAAGCTGATTTTTGCGGCTTTCATTTAAAACTGTTTTCTATGTAAGTTTTACTGCCAGGACAATAATACAGATTATTAATACTACAATAATTCCGACTTCCATATCACACCTCTCATAATTTCTTTATTATATTATAACAGAAAATGGATAAAAAGTCAAATAAAAAGGTGGGGCGATTTTATTTTTTCGCCCCAAATGTGTGTGGAGAAATAAGTAATCCACCAATAATATTGCCAAGCAAAATAGCTATCCAATTTAAACTAAATTGACCAGCAGCTAAGAAATAGAAAGCATCCGCTATACAGTGATTAAACCCAGCCGCGATGAAAGCAAATACGCCCAGTACAGTGATATATAGTGGAGTCTCTTTATATGTTGCTAATGTCATTAAAGCACCGCAACCGATACCTTTCCATAGCGCTATGGAGAAATCTTGTTGCGCTTTATTTTGTCCTATTGCCGCAGCGGCTTGTTTTGCTTCTGGTGAAGCAATGAGAAACATCACGGCGATGCCAAATAAATTAAATATCAAAATTAATAAATATTCATACCATTTATATTGTTTAGTAAATAAATATTGAACTTTACCAGTAAATAAATTATATTGCATTAATCTGACCGCGCATAAGCCGCAGCTGAATAATAATGCTCCAATTAATGGGCTAGGCGCCATTACATATAACTAGCACCCAAGTCCAATACATAAACCCGCGAATATAGAATTAATTATTAGCATTGTTTTTCTCCATATAAATTATTCTTTGATTAGAAGAGCCACGCAATGGTAATGTAGTATCGCGCTTATCTTGTTCATAGCGCCCATCAATTAAACAATCAATTTCTGATAAAATCTTATCAATAATATCAAGTTTTCTTTCTTTTAATTCTTCAAGCGTATATCCAGTCCAAACATAAACAATTAAATCTGGATAACGGCTTTTGCACCAACTAATTAAAGCGTCTACCGCGGCGAGATTTTCATCACATAATGGTTCTCCACCTAAAATACTTAAACGGCGTTCTACGCCATTTTTATGTAGTTTATCTATAACCGTACTTATAGTGTTAAAATTAAATTCTTCACCATAATTAAAGTCCCAAGCTTCTGGATTATGACAACCGGGGCAATGGAAGTGACATCCAGAAAAATAAACTGAGAGGGAGATACCGGGTGCTGCCGCGGTATCGTCCCAATATATACCAGCAATTTTACTCATTTTTGTTAATTTCTGATGATATGTCTCTTAATACGTCTAATAAAAGACGAAAAGTTCCATCTGCATTAATAATTGATATATTATATTTATTGCATAAGTCAAATATAATTTTTACTTCATTTTGTTCTATAATTTCTGGAACATCTATCATCATATTTTCCTCCATTAATGTATATGTTTAACGCGGTCTTCTGTTTCTTTTTGTTTGCCCCAATTAAAAGCATCTTTGTAAGAGCCAGTTAAATAACCAGTAACCCTACGTAGACGAGAAATATTTTTACTGCCACATTCTGGACAAGATTCACCAATTTCATCTTGATAGCCGCAATCATTGCACATGTCTAGTGGCACGTTTATCGCGAAATATGGTATGTCCTTATCCATCGCATAATTTACTATGGTTTCAAGCGCATCAATATTATTTTTTACACCAGAAGGAACTTCTACATATGTTATACATCCCGCACTGGAATAACCAGTTAATTGCGCTTCAATATCAATCTTATCAAAGATAGAAATATCGTGCCATACAGGAACATGAATACTATTTGTAAAATATTCGCGGTCAGAAACATTAGGAATTTCACCATATTTTGCTTTGAATTTTTTCATCGCTGTGTAGCATAAATTTTCTGCTGGCGTATAATATACACCAAAGTTAAGTTTATATTCTTGTTTAAATTCTGCGCAGCGCGTTTTAAATAATTGCTCAATACGTTTTGCTAGTTCCATGCCTTCTTCAGTTGTGTGGTCTTTACCGATTAGAATTTGAAGCGTTTCAGCCAAGCCCAGTTGCCCGATAACAATGGTGCCATGTTTCAATGCTGAACGAATTCCTTCTTCTGGATGGTAGCCAAGCATTGTATGGTTTTCATACATAAATTTTGCTGACGCGGGAGACTGTTTACAAATCCATTCAAAACGTTCAAGAAGCATGTCTTTGGCTTCATGGATTTTTTTGTCTAATAGAAGCATAAAGTTTTCTACTAAATCCGCTTCTTTCATTATATAATCGTTTTTATCTAGCTTTTCTTTTACTTCCATTGCCAATGTTGGCATAATAATAGTTACTGGGCAAATATTGCCGCGGCCATCTTTTGTTTGTGGATTAACTCCCGGTTCTGCATTGATGTCTGCGCCATTTGCGGTTCTGCAACCCATTGTAGAGAAGTAAGTTTTTGGATCATTTATATCATAGCCAGCATTGCCACTCCAATCAACATTCGCGTAGTTTGGATAAATACGCTTGGCAGTAGATTCAAGCGCGAGGCGGAACAAATCATAATTTGGATCGCCAGGAGCACGGTTTATACCTCTCATACATTGGAAAATACCGCACGGGAAAATAGGAGTCTTATGGAACTTCCCTACACCCTTTATTGAACCTTCAAGCAACGCTTTAATTACCATGCGGCCTTCGGGTAGCGTACAGGTTCCATAATTAATAGATGTGAAAGGCAATTGATTGCCGCTACGAGATTGAAGTGTATTTAAGTTATGATACATGCCTTCAACTGCTTGTTGAAGTTCACGCATAGTCATATCCATTGCATATTTATAAGCTTTTGTTGTCTTTGCAGTTTGCACTAAAGGAAGTATTCTTTCGTCAACTGTTAAATTATGATAAGGCTCAATGGGCATTTTAGAAATATCTACATTTAAGAAATAATGATTTTCATTATCTTCTTCAAACCATTTTAGGCCATCTTTGAAGTGCTTCCAAAAACTTTTTCTTACATAAGGAACCATAGTCCAATCTAAATGAGTTGCTGAAACTCCGCCAAACTACATTAAAGATTGAAGCTAAAATATAACTGCTACAAGTTGGAAAGCAGTATTAATTGAATTAGCTGGACGAACATCTGTTTGTCTCGTATTAAATCCTTTGGCTAGTAAGTCATCAAATGGAATACTTAAACAGTTATGCATTCCTACTGCATAAGCGCTTAAATCATGAATATAAATTTCATTATTTAAATGATTATTTCGCGCCATATCTGACATACAGAAATCAAGTGCATATTGTTTCATCATTTCGTCGGATGCTTCACCAACGCGGCCACCAAATGAATGCTCATCAACATTTGCGTTTTGATTTTGAACATTTTTTGCTTGGAGCTTTTCACTAATTGAGCGAATAAACTCATCAGAACAAGAGCGCATTACGCCGCGCTTATAACGATAACGAATGTAGGCTTTTGCGGTTAATTTATCATATTCAGTTAAGTAATCTTCTACTAATTCTTGAATTTCTTCAACATCTAGCGGCCTATCCATTTGTGTTGCCACTTCATATACATTATCAGCAATTTTTTTACCATAATCTGGAGTTTTTTGTGTAAAATGAACATCTTTATATGCTTTATTTATTGCTTCAACAATTTTTTGAGCATCAAAGTCTACATAATCTCCAGAGCGTTTTCTAATTTGTATCATTTATTCTGGCCTCCCAGCATGTTTTTTTCCACAATATGGGCAAGTATCATCAACCCATACAAAATTATATCTAGCATCAAAATGCGGGCATCTGCTCTAATTAATGCGCATTTTTGCCTGAATTTCTTTTACTGTGCTTTTCTTTTCCATAGTTGCAAGCGCGATTTTTAATTCTTTATCCAATCGCTCTTTTTCTGCAATAATTTCTTCTATCATATTCTCCAAACCCCCTTAGCAGATAGTGTTGTAAAATTATGATTAAATAAATCTTTTGCTGCGGGGTATTTTTCTTGTAATAAATTGCGTGCTTCTCGCGCCGGTCCGATTTTGCCGCTTTGCTAAACAAGAGTTCGCTCAGCCAAAGACTTATTTTTTTTAGAAGGCCCTTTGCTCCATCCTTCTACTAATTTAGAAAGATGAAATAGCGGGTCAACGTAGCCAAGAGATGGCTATTCATATTTAATTTTCAATGGGATTTTACAAGCCCAAAAAGAAAATAATATATTCATTTTATATATAAAATCTTCTAAATAAAACTTTGAATATCTAAAATCACCGCCAAGTGTAATAGACACATTAGAAGACTCTGTAATATCAGCCAAAAATTTATTTTTATAATTTTTTAACATATAATGTACTTCATCAAGTGGAATGTCCAAGTCAAGAATTATTTCATTTGCGCGACCCATTTTTTCAATTCCACGTAAAGTAAAATACTATGTTAAAGTCTTACATCGTGCGGGATGGATAGTTAAAATTTTCGCGGGATTGCGTTCTGCTACTTTATTAAGAACTTCTTCCCATCCAGGATGAAATATATCTTTATCAAATATAAAAATACGTTTCTTTGTTTTTACTGGTGGAATTGGCAATACCTTGTCGCCCGCGAACATTCTATAATAACTATCATCCAATATATGTGTAATTACATGTGATTTAATTCCTTCTTGATATTTCTTTTTAAGTATTTCTTTATATATTGCTGGCCGCGGAATTGTGTAATCAACAATCTATTCTTCAAACGGAATATAATTTTTAGTAAAATTTGTGCCGCCAAAGATTATATTTGTTGCTTTTTTAAATGCATCAGGAACTTGAATTGGCTGTTCGCTTTCACTAAAAAAATATATTTTATCATAATTACTTAATTCAGTTTCATCTAAATCTATAAGGCGGCAGAAAATATTTCTTTCCGCCTTATAGTATGTTGCTAATTTCATTATTTCTATGTTAGGAATTAATTTTGTTATAGCAGAAGCGGAATAGAAATCATAATCAACGAGCCCAATCATTATTCATCCACCTCCGCGCGTTCAAACTGGAATGTTAAATTTTCGCCATCTATTAATGTAATTTTCGCAATAACTGGGAATACTGAGTTCTTCCGTTTTTTAGGAATGAAGTTATTTTCTCTTCTAATTCCTTGTACCATTAACTTAGTACCGCGACTAAACCAGCTCTTCTCAATAACGTGTTTTTTGCCATCTTCACCACGTTGCGATAACTGTTTATCATATATCGCAAACTGATTCTTATATACTTTAACAGTTACAACACCAGTTGGAGTTAATAACGTTACCGTATTATGTAATTTATCTTTATCAATTACTGTACCAATAATCTTATGTAAAGTATATACTTTAACTTCTTGTCCATTTGTTCCACGAAAACTATATTCAATTTCTGGTTCTTCTGGTAAAGTAAAGAAATCATCATATTGTGGTGCCGCGGTGGCAAGTTCATGCTCATGATAATAAAAACTAATACTATCCATTTCCCACTTGCTTATATTACCATTACTATATTTTTCCGCGGCTTCATTGTAAATTGTGTCATTTAATTTCTGTAACATCTCTTGTTTATGCGCTTTTATATATTCTCTCATTGGGTCCATTGCTTTTTTATAAATGTTATCCCAAACTTTTTGAGAAATCTGCACACCATTTTCAATTAAATCCGCATCAAAATTCTTTGTAATATAATTGATTGCTGCATCATTTAATCTATAATAAATACCATCTTTATTATCTTTTAAGAACTTATTAAACAAGAATAACTTCTTATAAAATATCATATCTTCTGGGATTAAATCTTTTGTAATCAATGCCTGCATATTTCTTAAATTCAAATCTACCTTTTTATCAATAGTTGATTCAAGAAACTTCCGCATTATTTCTTCTCGTGGCATTTTTTCAATTTCATCAAACGCCCCAGATTTAATCAAATTTACAATCTGTATAATATTTAATTTATTCTTTCCTAAAAAGTCCTTTAAAGATAAGTATGGGCGCTGCTCCATAATTTCAGTAATTTTTTCTCCGGATATACGTGCGATGCCGCGTAGTCCGTATAGAATTGTATTTGTTTCCGCAATTGGGGTAAATGTATAAGAAGATTTATTAATATCTGGCGGCGAAACTTGAATCCCGTATCCACCTAATTTACCGATTATAGACGCGATACGCCCATAATCTATATTCTTTTGCTTTTTCTTTTTCTTATCTTCTTCATTCGCTGTAATGTCTTTATTTGCCTCTTCCCACTCTTCTAATTCTTCATCATCATCTTCTACCGCGGTATCAATAGCGTCATCATCCGGCGCCAATTCTACTTCAATCATTGCTTCATCATTATCATCTTCAAAATCGACGGTTTGCACACCACCACTATCTACAATAAGATTGGCTGTGTTCCAATATACGATTGGATACTTATATGCTAAATTCATTTCTTGAAGTGCAATTATTGAATAGGCGAGCGTGTGACTCGCATTAAAGCCATAGCCGCGGCTTAAAGCAATCTGAACATCCCATACATAATGGCAAAAACGTTCATCGCATCCTTTTTCTTTAATACCTTTAAAAAACTTTTCAGTTAATTCTTCATATTCTTTTGGATTCTTTTTCGCAATACTTTTCCTTAACTTATCTGCGAATTGTAAGTCCCAGCCACCACATTCTGGCAACTGAACCAGTTTCATAAATTGTTCCTGCGTGATAGAAAGACCATTTGAAATATCAAGTTCTTTATGCATTAATTTCATTCGCTCTTCTGTCAATCCATATTCGCGCATTTCTTTATCCCACATCCAAGGATGTTCACGAAATCGCGCATACTTATCAAGTGGTGATTCTGCGCCTTTCTCCGCAGCCATTAGACGAATAACGGAGTTTAAGGTTGCGAGGTCGTCTACATTACGCGGATTTGTTAAACCAATACCGCGAATACCACTATCTTTTTCCATCTGAAACAGTGAAATAATTTTGTGGTCATGCACCATATCCCACATTTTAGGATCTTCGCGTTCAAGCTGATATACATTTAATGCATGTTCATATGTTTCTCTTAAAGTTGGATATTCTTTAATATAACCATCTTTGACTAACATTTCTAAGCAAACTTGAATTTTATCCGCAGCTTCAACTGAAAGCAAGTCCATTTTAATTTCTGAAACATCTTCCAAATCATGAAGCTCAAATTGAGTTACAATTGTTCCATCAGGCGCACGCATTAAGGCAGAAGATTCTGTAAAATCTTTGTCTTTAAACACAACACCGCCTGCGTGAATCAGTTATTCCTATGTTACCATAGGCCCAGACTATATCTTCATTTCTTTCATTTTTTCTTCTCGTAAAGATTTGGCAAGCCTAAGAGCCTCTTCTTCACCATATTTTTCAACAGAAAAAGATTTTGAATGTCTTTTATGATTTTCATCTGTCCATTCACAAATCCAACTTGCTTTTGCTATTCCTGGCCGCGCTTCTCTCTTATAAACGCCACGAATATCACAAGAACTTTCTTTTCTTGGCTTGGCGTTTGCTGAATTAATTGCCCTGTTAGTTATTCGCAAATTTGTTTTTCTATTGTCTAGCGGGTCTCTATTAATATGGTCTATAACCATATTATCGTTATCATTATGTAAAATAAACTAATGTAATCCGATTTTTTGTAATGAATTTTCATTACTTACAATTCGTATATCATTTTCATGAACTAATAATGTCCATTTATATTGGCTTACTCTTGTATAATCGTCTTTATCTATTTTTCCAAACGCTTCTATATTTCGTGTATTTATAATATGTAAGATATAATAATCATCTTTTTCAATATATTCATTTAATACATTTTTCCTAAAAGCGTTGGCCTTCTTATTTTCATTACGAATATTAGAAGTATAATGATGTAAATTTGTATGCGCGCGACATCCATTAATTTGTTCTACTAAACTTAATGAAACATTACATATTTTAGCAATATCTACATTGCGTTGCTGATTTTCTAAACGATGAATAATATCTAAAATAATTTCATCCGAATACTTTTTCATATTTTCACCCCCTTTATATTATATTTTATTAGGCTTATGAAAGAAATGCGAGGCGCTTCGAGTGGTAGCATCTCCACTCTACTTGGCTACATTCATCACCAATAGTCGTTACACCTTCTACCAATAAGTAGCTTGGCACGGGATTATCACCAGCATTTTACGCGGGAGATTTCCCCGTTAGCAGAAAAATTTTCCACACCGCTTGCAAAGCGTTCACCTCGTTTTACATGGGCTATCACTTACGTTAACCCATTCCGCAAATCAATCCTTCAATACGATTCGCAACTTCCCACAATTTCGGATATTTATTTACTTCATTAATAAACATCTGATTCGGTTGAAGACCATTTTCTTCATCACCATAATACATTTGCTTCAATGTATATAACTGTCCACGTTCCGCGCCAATTAATGAAGAAACATACTGTGCATTATCTACATCAATACCAAGACCGCGGCACGCGGTTAATATTGCGGATTTTGATTTTTCTAGTTTAAATGTTGCTACATTTGATACTCGGTTTTCTCCATAAAAATCTCTTAAATGTTCCAATACTTGCGCACGTTTAATACCAGAAATATCAACGTCAATATCAAGGACGCTAACACGCGCGGGATTGAGGAACCTCCACGGAAATGTAGGTGTTTTTTCGCGCAGGCAATTGATTTGAATAATATCTAACGCATATAGAAGTAAAAAACCACCGCCAGAACCACGCGCTGGCATGACTAATGTTCCCGCATTCCAACATTCATCTATAATCTTTTGAAGATTTAAGAAATACGCGGACCACTGCGCTTTATTTACTTCGCTTGAAATCCAAGTCATTTCTAGACACTCATTAAGCGCATCGTATGCCGCTTGATTTTGTAAATCTTCATGCTCGTGAATACCTTCAATAAGCGCCAATGCTAATTGATTATCGGCATAATATTGAGATTTAACAAATTTTTCTAATGCTGGCATTAGTCTTGTAAAAGCAAAAACTTCATCTGGTTGCCGCCGCTTAAATTTTCTCCATGGAAGTTGAGGAATTTCCAATGGCTTTAAAATACTAAAATCTTCACATTTATCTTTTATTTCTCTAATAGTTTTATACGCAGCCTCAATTTGTTCTTCTGTTAAATATGGAAAAAATGAACGAATCTCTTCATCCGTCATCATATAAGTTGTTTCATAAAAACTTTTAACTTCACGCTCACCGTCTTGTGCGTTTAAAAATGTTTCATGAATAAACGCATCTTCGGGCCGCAGATAATGACTATCAGTTGTAATGATATATGGAATATTTAATTCTTCACTAATTTTTAATAACTGCTTATTTACAAATACCTGTTCTTTTCCATTTGAAGGCTGCATCTCCAAATAAAAATTACCCACGCCAAAAATATTCTGAATATATAAACACCAATTCTTTGCTGTTTCATAAAAATTAATATCGTTGGTATTCATATATTGAAGTAAAAATCTATCTAACTGCGAACCCAAGCAAGCACTTGAAGCAATCAAATGCCCCGGATTTTTTCCTACTATTTCTTTTAAATCTCTATAATAAGTTGGACGCCGCCGCAACCTACGACTAATATATGACCGCTTCCATGCTCTTGTAGATAATTCACAAATTTGATGATAACCTTCCAAATCCTTGCATAAAAGAATAAAGTGAAAATATCTATCACGGGTTTTATCAAAATTCTTCACATTTAAATCATTACGTGTCAGATAAATCTCATTGCCGCGGATTAACTTAAAATCTGGATGTTGTTCTTTAATTTTCTTATAATATTTTTCTGCTTTAATATAACTTGAAATTGTTTCATGGTCTGTAATCGCAACGCATTCATGCCCTAATTGAATTGCTGTATCAATTAGGGCATTTACTTTATTTATACAATCACGAAGTGTCTCATTGCTATAATCGGTGTGATTATGCAAAGAACCAGGGTATAAACTCACACAACCACCTCTTTCTATTATTCTGTAATTATTATAGCATAATTTTTAATTTTCGTCAAGTGTTTCCATTATTGCGGTTCGTATATGCTTATATAAATTTAGTTTAGGTCTTAATTTTCTTATCATTCCAGCGTACATTTTTGGATAATGACACTTTTCATTACTATGGAATGCATACTGAAAAGAAAATGGACAATTATAAATATCTTCGTCATCATTCGGGTCAGTATAAGCAAATATACAATCGGTACAAATCATTTTTCTCGCTCCTTATAATTATTACATATATATCGTGAATCTATTTTAACATTCCATAATTTACAGTAATCATAATACCAACTGTAATAAATACAATTATCACAACATTTTTTAGAATTCATATTTACTATTATCTATTTTAAATTCATAATCATCTATAAAAACCTATATTGAGGTTTTTCCCATAAATGTATTTAAATTCGCGCGACCATATACCGTTAATGTCTTCATTCTATTATTCATAACTTCATTAACAAAATCAGCATCTTTAAATCTTACATAATCAACACCATTGTATGAGATTTTCATACTATCTTTATTCGCGCCCATAGCCATTACATTAGCAAGAGCAATATCGGTAATAACAAATTTAATTTCATCTATGTGATTACCAAAGTATTCTGGATGTTCAGCTAGTGTATAGAGTAACTGTGCGTTTCCTTGCCTACCATCTAAAATATAATCAACTGTATAACAATTTTCAAAATCTTCTGGATTTAAATGATTATTACAATAATCAATTAATGAATCAATTTTCTGGCTTTTAATTCCCCAACCGCAAGCATTATCGTGTCCCGCGGCATACATTAATAGTCCACTGTTTTCAAGGAATGCTTTAAAACTTGGTAGCCCATTAAAATTTCCATCACTACGAATACTTCCTTGTACTTCACCGCGGCTATTGCGGCGACCAATCATAACAGGTTTATGATATTTAGAAACAATCGCCATAGCAATTAAGCCAGTAAGTTCTTGTTGGATATTATCAGAAGAATCTAGTTCTACAAGAATTACATTATTAGAAAGCAAATCATTCTTCTGAATCTTAAAATCAATTAAATCAATAGCCTTTTCTTTTAGCTTATCCTGTCGCGCCTTTGCATTTTTACCTACTCGCGCAGTTTGCTCCGCGGCTGTTTCCGTATCTCCTAACTTTGCGCCGCGTTTCGTACTTGCTACTAATCTATCTGGATCAATAAAACAATAAAACATTGTTTCTTTTTCCGCGCGCGTGCCCACGCGCGTAATGGCATTAATTAGAGGTGCAATATAAAAGGCAATATCAATTGGATTTAGACCAGGCCATGGATAAACCGCTTTTTCTTTTAAGGAAAAAGCCTGCGCTTCAAGTAAAGTTTGGAATCCTTTATTTTGAATGTTGGCTAATCCCGCGAGCATTAAATAATTTGTTTCCGCAGTTGTTCTATCCATAACATCAGCAATTTCTCCAAGCGCCGTTAAGTCTAAATAATTATGTGAAAGTTCTACTCCAAGAGTATCATCTAGAACTTCGCAAAATTTATATACTACTCCCGCACCGCATAGAGATTTATTCTCATATTTTGGAGATAATTGATTATTAATAATAATCGTATTCTTCGCGGTTGAAATTACTGGATTGCCATTATCATCATATAGTTGTTCATGGTGGTCAAGAATTAAGCAATCAATTCCTAATTGTTCCAATCTTGAATGCTCTTTTACATCATAACTGGCACTGTCTGGACAAATAACTAAATTATAAACCGGATCATCTTCAATACTATTAATTATATCACTTAAACCATGTTGCTTATGTTCATGGACAACAAAATTTAAATCTGCTTGCGGAAAAATGCTTTTGATATAAAGCCATAAAATCGCAGAGCTTGTAAATCCATCACAGTCCGCATCTACTACAAATAAAATACTACTATTCGCGCGAAGGTGGTGTAATAGCATTTCTACTCCCTCTTCAATATGTTCTAAATCATATGGATTTAATTCACAAGCAAAAGATGGATTTAAAAATTTATCTATATCCTTTACTCCACGGTCAATTAAAATTGCTGGTAGTGCTGCCGCGGGATTCATGGGGTAATTATTTCTTAATTTATATTTCATACCATATTCATTCTCCTTTACTTTACTTTAACTCTTGTTTTATATAAATGTTCAAATATATCTTTACCTCTATCAAACGGGGAATCTTTTTCTTTCAATACATTATCAAAATCCCACATATATGAAAAATTCGCTTGATTCTTATATTTCCTACACATAGAAACTATTTTTTCTTTATACTTTTTTGCTTTTTCGTCGCGACAGTTTTCATATTCTTTATCAAGCGCGACAATAATTTCATTAGCTCCTAATATATCAGTTAATAAACTAATGTGATATTTATTAAAAGTAGAACCGCAACAAGCAACGCAATTACTTAAATCTCCATAATAGCCATCATCTAACAAGACGGATTTTTCTCCTTCCGCGATAATTGCGCTTCTACGATATTGTATTCCAATTTGATGTTCATATATTCCATATAAATTAAATTGAAGCTGATGCGTATACATTATTGGTCCAATTTTAATTGGCATATATTTTCCATACTCTTCAATATCGCGTTCTTCAATGGAGCGCGCGCGAATACCAACTAGACGACCATTTATATCAAAATGCGGAATTACAATCTTATTTTGTCCAATACAAAAACTAATTTGAAATTTATCCATTGCTTCTTTTGTAATACCATCTTTTAGCCAAAGTGGATGATAGTATTTTGTAAAGTAAGATAATATTTCTGTTGGGTATTCATCTAATATAGGAATATTTTTTGTATATTTATACTTTTCTAAATCTAAATTATCTTTATATTTTTTTCTCTGATTAACATGCACTATTTGTTTTAAGCAATGCTTTACATACATTTCTGCTTCGTCATCAGAGATTTTTCTATCTTCATTAATGTCCATAAACTTTTTGTATAAAGTAAAAATGGACATTGCTTCATTACATTCAGTATAGCAGCGGAAAATCTTATTATTCTGATACCAATACAATTTCATAGATTCCGCCGCATGAAGTGGATTATGACAAATTGTTGGGCATACTAAATATCCTTTTTCAGGATACATTGCTATTTGATTAACGCCCAAACTTTCTAAAAAAGTCTTTACGTCATCTAATGTAATAGATTCCATAATGTCTCTTTTAGTCATTTCTATTAAATCCAATTCTGTATCTAAATCGCCTAGCGTAGCTATCATTTAGATTCCCCTTCCCAATCAATTTCTAATTCTTTTGAAGGTGTAAATATCTCCATTTTAGTATCATTAGTAATTGGATTATTGTTAGAATCCGTCATAAATAAATCTCTTCTGTAACCCGTGCCTAAATGTAGATTTAACCAAATCCTTACGTTCTTAAAACGTCCGCGGCGCATTTTATAGATGTCAATAACATGAGTTGGTTTACTATCATCTTCTAAATATTTACTACTTATAATGCCTTCGCGCACAGCCATACGAAAATTAGGAAGCAACTTTTGCCATGTTTGTTCACTGACTCGCGTCATTACATAACCCATATCGCACTTATCAGCTACTGCCTTACTGCCGCGAATACACATCTCATTTTTAAATTCTCCATCATCACCCATTGCCATCGCATTAACCTGTGTCGCGGAAAAAATAAAAACATTGTAATCTTTGGCAACCTATTTTAACTGATTTGCCATCATCATTAGGATTGTATCTTCTCTTAAATTATTTTTAGCAAATTCATTAACCATACTCGCGGTTGTGTGAATATAGTCAAAGAAAATATATTTTACTTTATCCAGTGTGGCATATTTTCTAATTGTCGCTTCAACATTTACAAGATTTGGCTCGCTAATTTCTTCAATTATAAAATAGCCACTATATTTTTCTATAATTTTTCCAGCATATCTAACACGCTGTTCTTCACCTAATTCATATTCGCCGCGAAGTATATGGTCCTCATTAACACCAGATAAATAAGCCAACATAATCGTTTGTAATTCTTCTTTATCCATCTCTGTTACGATAAACAATACTTTTCTTGGCTTATATACTTCTCCTGTTACATTATCTGCTTCTTGAACAAAAGTATTTTTTTCATGCGACCATTTAATTGGATATGCTAATCTACAAGCATCAAATACCGAAGTTCTCGTCTTACCCGCGTTCGTGCTTGCTGATTTTAAGAAGAAACATCCTTCTCTCGCACCGCGGCACGCATAATTAAATAATTTTCCTTCCAAGTTCGGTCCAATATCTGGACTTTGTTTTAATCTATCTATTAAAGCAAAAATGCCCTCTGCCGGGTCTCCTTTTGCTTTTCCACCATTTAAATAATCATTTCTAATTATATTGTATTTACTTTCTACTGTATTTAGAATTTCTTCAAGTGTCGCATTATTAAATCTTTCTAATGTTTTTACTTCTTTTAATGGGTCATCATTTTCTTTATCATCTATATAATAATCACTAATATCATATTTATCTTCTTTTAATCTACGAAGCAATGAATACTTTTTTAATCTTTGATAATACATATCAAAGTTACTTCCTGATGAAGAAGCATATTCATATGCATTCTTTAAATACTCTAATCCGCCTTCTCTTTCATAAGCACTATATATTTTATCACGCCTGGCAAACTCTTGGTCTACTTCCGCAGGAGTTAATGTTTTTGCTCCTTGTGTATATAAATATCTAATAACGCCCATGCACCTTCGTGCGATTTCTAAATCAAAATCAGCTGGGGTTAAATCTGGATATTCCAAAAAGAGAAGTGGATTATGGATTAATGCGCCAACAATTGCTCGTTGTGCTGCTGTATCTGATAAAACCAATTAAATCCCCTCTCATTCAAACCATTCATCAAGATTTTCTTCTTGTTCCTCATCTATATTTTCCCGTATTGATACAGGCTTTTCTACAATTTCTATCGCGGCTGCCGCGGCTAATTGTCCGGCCGCTGCGCTTTGCTGCCTTTTATACTGTTTCATTTTTTCTACATTTGTAGGTGTTACTAAACACAAAGATTTAGATAGCACTTTTAACTTTAACACATTATATAAATAATCCAGACAATCACTAATAGTATTATCTGTATAACCATATTTTATTATTATTCGTTTTCTATCTTTCATTATTCGCGGCCATAATTTCTGGTCATTACCAAATATAGAAACGATTTTTAATTTTAACGCATCAAAATCTTGCTGTTCTTTTAAACATTTTTTGCAATAACTATGATAGGTTTTATACCCGGGTGCGCAATAATCAATTAATTCGTCTTTACGAAAATTATCATGACATTTCCAACATCTTTTACTATCCATTTATATTTCACCTCTATAATTATTATAACATAAGTTTAAAAGAAAGTCAAATAAAACAAGGACGTTTCTAAATTTGAAACGTCCTCTCCGCTCTTTTGAGCTTACATTAAATCTTTCATTTCATCTATAAACAATTCAACAAGGTCGGTTTGTGAAGGCACCGCCTGGCTGAGTTTAAAATCTTCTGAGCCAAATACTCGCTTAATAATATCGCGCATAATGTTAGCGTGCTGATCTTTTTCTTCTTCATTAGCGGCTATATCTAAATAATGAATCCAGATTTGCTTGGCTTCTTCCATAACTTCTTGGAATGGACGCGCCTTAACCTGCGCGATTTCAGTATGGTCAGTTACTTCTGCTCCATCCTTTACGACTGCTTGGTCAATTGCGTCGCCAATCGCATCTACAAGCTCTTTATAACCAAACTTGATTTTAGGTGCTAGATATTGATACCTTGAACCCGCGAAAACAGTTGGAGTAGAACGTGTATATAAATAGCGCTCTGTTGTTCCATCCGCGTTCATTTGAACTTGGAGATAACCAATAATGTCTACAATACTATTTATAATTGTATAAGCATTATTTGGTAGGTCTGGGGCGACCGCGGTAATTGGATTCCCTTCTTCATCACGCATTTCAGTTGGCTTTTCCTTACTATGTGCAATGAATAGAATACCAAATCCTAGTAGAGTAATCTCACGCCAACATTCAGAAAACTCATTCTTAACCATTCCCCATCCTTGACCCCAAGGAATGTCTCTAATAGAATCAACTGATTCACGCTGTTTAATATATTCTTCACAAAGTTGCCAAGCAATAGAAGCTGTATCAACGACAATGCTATCATACATTTCGCGTGCCTGCGGCTTACGTAGCTGGCTTAGTACCTTTTTAAAGTCCGTCCAACGAAGAATAGGCACGCCGCGAATACCAGCAAGAGCGTTTGTACCCTATTCAAAGTTAAGGAATAATGCGCGTGGTAACTAAGAACCAAATGTAGACTTGCCGGTTTTTGGCTAGCCATATATCAGCAAGAACTTTCCTTTAAGGTCGCGAGAAATCTTACTTGGTTCGAGGTTGAAAATGTCAATATTCGCCATATGTCATCCCTCCTAAAATAACCTGGGAGAATTACTCCCAGGTATACTTATTAGAGGTTGCCGCAGGAGCAGGAGTGGTGCTCTTGTTCTTTGCATCAATTTGTAGCTGTTCAATTTCAGCCTTACGGGCATTAAAGCCTTTCTTAATTTCAACTGGGTCATATGCGAAATCTTCTTCCTTACCTTCATCATCACCCTTGGTAATAATAAGTTCACGCACCATACGAGTTGTAGTGTCAGGAACATCTTCGCCCCAAGAACTTGTAGAAGGTGCAGACTTCTCTTCGGTAGAAGTTACACGAATACGGCCCTTTACAGTGTTAGTATCATTTGGATTCCAATGGCTGCTGATATAATCAACCGCGTCAGGATTTTCTACAATAAACTGTAAAACATCAAGCTTGCCGCCATACTGAACTAGCGCGCCCTTGATAATTAGACGACCAGTAGGATCGCCATCGCGGTCAAGCTCATCAGTCATATCCATGATGAAAATATCTAGAATAAAAGATGCGACTTCGGGGGTATTACCAGCATTAACGAAAGAGGTATTAATCTGCCAACCAGTAATTAGCTGACCACTCTTAGATACAAAGTTATTTTCACGAATATTCGCACCAGTAATACGAATCGTATCCGCGCCGTCAATGCCATGATCCTGCGCAGTCTTCATCTTACGAAGGTCCTGAATGCTCTGCCACGCGGGATTAAGAGTACCCTTCTGCGTGAACTGAGAAGCAAACATGCTTACAGGGATTTCACTTACTTCGTCATGGTCGCCATAATGCTGCGCTACACGAACGGTGATGTTCGCGCGCTCATATGGAACGCCCGCCTTGGTCTTACCACTATTAAAAGTTGCGTCTAGAAGCTTACCTACAATTGTTACCTTATTTGTTGATTGATCCATTAATGTTTTCATATTATTTTTTCTCCATTTTTTTCTTTATTATATTATAATTTTTATTTTCTGTCAATTTTTAAAATGGACGGTTCCTTTTTGGAACCGTCCACAGTAAATGTTTTTACATTTACAGAAACTGTTCCCACGCTGGTGGGTCAGATAATTAGGCGTTTTCCTTCGCAGCCTTAGCAGCAGCGCGTTCAGCAGCACGAGCAGCCTTCGCGGCTTCCTTAGCAGCTAGCTTCTCAGCTTCCTCGGCAACAGGATCGTAGGATAGACCTGCTTCGGTTAGAGTGTGATATAGAACATTCTTAACCTGAGCCTTACGGGTCTCAGTAGCTTCGGTCACAACGACTTCCTCACTACGGGTATTCTTGGCATAGCCCTTCTTAATTAGACCATTTAGGCTGCCAGTGACGGCGGGAACGGAAATACCTAGAGCCTCTGCAATCTAGGCCTTAGAAAATTCGCTACCATAGTTCTTCTTTAGATAATTTAGCACAAGTTCTGAGTTCTGAGTCATAATAATCAATCTCCTTTTGTTTTAAAAAATTTATTTATTTTATTTATATTAAAGCGGTAGGTTTTCCCTTCCCTCTTTATATACATATTATATCATACTTTTAAAGAATAGTCAAATATTTAATTCTGTTTTATATTTAAGAATTTTCATTTGCTCTTCTTTACATTTATATTATATCATGAATTTTTATTTTAGTCAAATAATTGATGGACTAATTTTTCAAATTCTTCGGGCTTATCTTTTGTTTCATCTATAATTCTAGAAAGCTTAGGAATGGTGTCTGTTTTGTACCCATTAATTGCTTTCTGATACATAGTCACTTGGTCTTGTAGGTTATTAGTAATCATATATGACGCGGCAAGTAGCTTTGTATAATCATTATAAGTAGGTGTACCGCCATCTTTTAGTCTATCATGAAGTTCCATATAGTCATCACGCATAGACTCCGCAACTTTATAACCCTTATCGTCATTCTTCTTCTTATCATAATCCATAACTCTTTCAGCCAATGTCGCGGCGGATAGAGCCATCTCTATAAATAAATTTTGATATTCTTTCTTCATTTTATTAACCTCACATAATTTTAATTACAGCATTAGAATTACGTGCATCTATAATTTGCACGCCCGCAGTATTGCGACTCTGTACAGGAATACTATTGATTTCAAGTAGAACTGCCTTGTTATTGGCGGTTACAAAAATCTTATCCATTTCATCTGTAATTGCGCACATTGCGGCAAGCTGCTCATCTTTTAAATTCATTACTATCGCGCCTTTTGCTCCGCGCGCGGTTTCTGAAAATTCTTCTAATCCAGTAATTTTTCCACGTCCAGAACTAGAAATTGTTAGTAAGCCACGATATGTAATATTTTCTCTAATAAGTGCAGCGCATGATACATATTCATCTTTATTTAATTTAATTGCTTTAACGCCCTTTGTTGCGCGCCCAGTAGAACTTACTTCTGATAGATTGTAATAGTTATAAGAACCATTTACATTGCCAATAAATACTTTATCATTATCAGAATGAGATAGATATACGCCTATTAGTGTATCATTCTCTTCAATTTTTACCGCGACTAAGCCTTTCTTATTTCTACTATTATACTCCTTAACCAACGTCTTTTTAATAAATCCATTTTTACTTATCGTAATAAGATATTTGTATGCATTTAAGGAAGTTGTATCAATTAATAGAATAGGTTTTTCGTCATCTTGAAGCGCGATTAATTCATAAACAGAATAATCTTTATCAGTATCTAACTCTCCAAGTGAGAAGCTATACATTCTACCGCGATCAGTAAATGCCGCGATCGTACCAAGATTTGTAGAATACAAAGTGTTAATTAAATTTGCGTTCTTTGGCGGCTTAATATTAACACCCTTTCTGCCGCGTTTTGCGCCTTGAAGATTATCTTTTTCAATTAAACGAATCATGTTATTATCAAATAACATAATACCCAATTCTTTTTCTTCAATTGGTTCAGTCGATTCATCATCTTGTTCTACTATATTTAGTATCTTTGTTCTACGTTCATCACCAAATTTAGTAGCAACATCACGTAAAATTTTAATTAGTTCATTATCCAAAGCCGTAGAATCATTTAATAAGTAGTGGCACCACTCAATTTTTTCAGTAAGTTCTTCAGCTTCGTTATTCAATTTTACTATGTCTAATTTTGTTAATGAAGAAAGCTTCATAGCGAGAATTGCTTTGGCTTGTTCTTCATTAAAATCGTATTTTAAAATTAGTTTTTCCGCAGCTTCGGTTGGATTTGAAGACGCGCGAATAAGTGCTACAACTTCATCAATAATTGAATACGCCTTAATTAGACCATCTACAATGTTTTTTCGCGCGAGAGCCTTATCTAAATCAAATTGAACGATATTGCGCTCACACTCGCGGATGTGTTTAATATACGCATCACATGCTGCACGCCAACCAAACAATTTAGGAAATCTACCTTGGTCTAGTAAAATCATATTTACAGAATACCAATTTTCTAGTGAGGTATCCTTATATAATTTTGCTATCATTTTATTTGGATTTGTGCCCTTCGTTAAATAAATACGAATGTCTGCGGTTTTCTTTGTGTGGTCTACAACACGCTCAATTCCATAACTTTCATTTTCACTGGTTATTGCCGCGAGTTGGTCAATTACTGTATTTGTAAATACACCATACGGTAATTCTGTTGCTTGAATCATATTCTGGTCAGGGAAATATTCAAGTTTCGCACGTAAGCGAATTGACTCACCCTTACCAACACGTAGACTTTCTTTTACTTGCGCAGCATTTGTAATTGTGCCACCAGTCGCAAAATCTGGTTTACAATAAATTTCATTAAAATCTATATCTGGATTTTGAATAATTTTAATAAGTGCTTCATTTACTTCGCGTAAATTAAACTGCGGAACAGAGGTTGCCATAGCAACAGCGATACCAGAACATCCATTTACAATATTCCAAAATCCAATTGAAGGAAATACGGATGGAATTTCTTCTGTATCATCATAATTCCAATATTTCTGATTTCCAATCGCATTCTTTTTTAATCCATCAAAGAGAATATTCGCGGTTTCTGCCGCTTTCATTTCTACATAACGCGCGGCCGCGTGACTATCTGGTGAAGATGGATTACCATAGTTACCTTGAACCGCTTCAAGGGGATAACGATATGACCAAGGACGGGCTGCGCGGATAAATGTATCATACATCGCAGCGTCACCGTGAACATATGATTGCGTCATTGCCGCGGCGACGCTTTTCTGTGCTTTCTGATACTTATCTTTATATGTAAGTTTATTTGTAAATTGTGCATACAAGCCTTGCCGCAGACCAATTTTCAGCATATCTCTTACATCTGGAATTGCTCGTTCCTGCGCGACCGATGCAGCATAGGCTAAGAATGCACTTTCAGTAGTTTTTTGGAAGTCTACTTCTTTAATCAATGGGTTCACTTCCTTTTCTTTATTTATTATATTATACTATAAAATTTAATTATTGTCAATTATTAATTAACCATTTATCTGACATAATATTTTCTAATGTAATTTTATCATAATCCCAGTATGGAATGCGTTTTAAGGGAATATTATGGGATTTTGCATATTCATCTTTTATCTTATCATATATTTGTCGTTCTTCAAGTGTTGTATTACCACGATCAGTTTCTTCAAAATGTTGTGTCCCATCAAATTCAAGTAAAAATTGATTATTTATAAGAAAATCATATTTGAGTTTATAATGTTTTGGTGAAATTAAATCATCATATACCTTTTGAGTTTTGAATGGTATGTTATTTTTTAATAATAATTGAATTATTTTTTCTTCGCCTTTTGAACGTATACAACCGCAACTCATTGTATGGCCACTAATTAATTTACTAGTAACCACTTCACATGTATTGCCACAATCGCATTTACACAAATGGACCCTTTCTCCACGATTATTAGAGTAAAGATATGATAATACAGTTAATTTCCCAAATTTTTTCCCAATTATATCTTTTCTAGAACTTAAAGAAGCCTGTAATTTTTGCTCACAACCACAACTTTTTGTATGTCCTGTAGTTAAACAAGAAGTAATTACATAGGTTATATTACCGCAATCACATTGACATTTCCAAAGTCTTTGTCTATAATTATTACTTCCAACTGGTTCTAAAACTAATAATTTATTAAATTTTTTTCCAACTAAATTATACCCTTTAGTAAGAGCATTTGTTTCTTTTCTAAAACATCCGCAAGATATAGTATGACCATTGCGAATATTTCCGCCAGAAGCAGTAAAAATATTTCCACAATTACATTTACATTTCCAATATATTTGTTTTGATTGAATATGCATTTTTGTATATTCTAAATCTTCTTCTATAACTATAATACGACTATTGGGTACGCCATGCTCTTTCATAACCCAACCAGTCATATCAATTTTTTTCGCCATTATATCACCTATTCAAAATATTAAAATCAACATTCTCAAATAAGAATTCTCTTCTACCTTCAACTTCCGGTCCCATTAGTATCATTAAACTTTCCGCTGCGGCTTCAACATCATGAATAGTAAGAACTTCAAGGCGTCTTTCAGTTGGATGAAGCATAGATTTTTCCATATCATCTGCACTTAATTCGCCCAACCCTTTTGCCCTTGTGATATCCCAATTTTCACGACCTTTTCTAATAGAAGCAAGTTCATTATCATCATAAGCGAATAATTTTTGATTACCTTTTTCAATTTTATAAAGTGGAGCGCGAAGCCAACACAGACGGCCTTCCATTACAAAAGAGGGCATTAGTGTATGGAATAAAGTTGCAATTAGACACATAATAGAATATCCATCAACATCAGCATCTGTTGCAATTGCGACTTTACCATAATTTAATTTTCTACTATTATATTTTTCTTGAATGCCACATCCAAGCGCCATAATAATATCAGATACTTCCTGATTTTCAAGACATTCATCAAGCGGATGCTTCAATAAATTTTTAACCTTTCCGCGCACAGCGTATAACGCTTCTTTATTAACATCACGTGCGGGCATCAGGCCGCCAAGAGCAGAATTACCTTCACAGATAATAAGCATAGAATCTTGGCCATGCTTTTCGCAATCTTTAAATTTATCTGATGAAGTAATTTTTTGTTTCTTATGTTCTATCTCTTTTTTCTCAAAATTAAGAACGCCCTGACGTGCTTTTTCAGCCGCGGCCTCAGCCTTCTTATCGCGCGCAAGTAAAGCAATAATTTTATCAAAATCTTCTCTATTTTTTACAATCCAGTCTTTAATTGCTTCGGTGAAAACAGTCTGGGTATAGCCACGAAGCTCTTGATTCTGAATCTTATCTTTAACCTGATTCTGATATATTGGATGCGGATGCTTGATATTAATAATTGTTACTAAACCTTTACGAATCATATCACTATCAAATGATTCTTTGGACTGGTCATTAATAGTGCGCGTAAAAGCAGTTTTCATACCTGTGATTGGAGTGCCGCCACCACTATTTAACGCGCCATTGGAAAATACATAACTTTTTTCTTTCCCCGCTGTCCATTGTGCAAAAACTTCAATATCAACATTATCTTCAAAATGCTTATTAGCATAAATATAATTTTTATGTAATGGATTTGAAATTTTTGCCGCGGCGAAATCTTTTAAACCATTCTTTGATAAATAAGTAAAACGCTTGTCATTAGTGCCATCAATTAATATAAAACTAACATTAGGAATAAAATAACTAGTTAGTTCTAATTCATCTTTTATTCTATTTATATCAAAAGCAGGTGTAGCATCATCAATATGAAAAATACTTTTATCGGGCTTAAAATATATTGTAGTCCCTGTTTCTTTTGTCTTTCTTATTTGCTTAGCTACTGGATTTTGTGGAATACCATCTATAAATGTAAGTTCCCATTCTGCGCCATCACGTCGCGTCCATACTGTAAATTGCTTTGAACAAACGCATACAGTAGAAGCACCGACACCGTGCATACCGCGAACGCGCGAATAATTTTTAGTATCAAATTTTCCAGAGCTATGAGCAGAGGTATATAACTCAATTAGAACTTCTTCACAATCTTTATTGGGACCGCGAGGAACACCAGCACCCGCATCAGAAATTGTAATTTCATTGGGCATTACAAGTACTTCGATTTTATCGCCGCGGCCCATAATAGCCTCATCACAAGAGTTATTTAAAATTTCAAGAAAACAATTAAAAACTGCGTCTTGCCCATCAGCGCCAATATACATGCCAGGAGTTGTCCTCGCCGCGGTGCGAAAGTCTCTTACTTGAATTGAATTTGCATCATAAGCCACTATATCAATCCTCCTTTTCTTTCATTTAATTATATCATAAATTAAAGAAAAAGTCAAGTTATTTAACTTGACTTAATTAATACGAGATTCATATTCTTTGATTTCTTGTTCAAGACAAAATTCTCCTTTGCTATTAATTATTTGATTTTTAAAATGTTCACCAAAATAATATTCATTGTCTTTTAAATAAATATCTATCCATAATAATGAATAAGCAATAATTATTGTATTATTTTCTTTAATAGTTAAACTCATCCAGGGTAAATCATAACAATTATTTTTGTTTGGACAAGAAATTTTATTAATTTTTTTATCTATTATATCACACCAATAATTAATAATCCAATTTTTATCATATTCTTGCATAGTCTTCTTTTCTCTTGAAGTTGCTTCTTCATAACGAGTTGTAAAACATATTTCATATTTATTTTTATAAATAAATTTTTGAGTATTCATATCAAACTGTTTAAACCAAGACAACTAAATATTGTTTGGAATATTAATACCACTTATTGTAGATTTTATAATTGACTGTTTTGCTTCTTTTTCTTTTTCTTTTTTAATGTTGTTTTTAGGAGTTATAAGATTATTAAATTCTTCTCTAGTATAAATATTCCATTCCGGTTCAGGTAAGGTGAAAGTAGGAGAAGCAAATTGCATGTCTACTTTATTTAAGGGCGGATGAAATTTTGTAATATAATATTTTTCATATAACATCATATCTCCACTTGAAAGAAAAGTGGCGATGGCGATTTTAGTCACATTATTATATTGGATGTTTTCACTTAAATGTTGTTTAAAACGTTTAATAAAATCATTTGTTCGCCCAACATATAATAATTCATCATTAATATAATATTTATATATATAATATTTTTCTTCTTCCACTTATTTTTCCCTTTTCCTTTTTATAATTAATTATAATATAAATTAAAGAAAAAGTCAACTATTGAGTTGACTTATATTTTTAAAATATTTTTAATATGATTTGCAATTGCTTGTGCCAATTGAACCGGTACTGCATTTCCTACCATTTTATATCCATCATCAACTTTATCATAAATAAAAATAAAATCATCAGGAAATCCTTGTAACCGTGCACATTCTCTAACAGTTAGTCGTCGATAAAGATTTTCATATCCAGGCGCAAAAATAAATTTATCAGTCTCAATTTTTACCATTTTTGGTGCCTGAGGATGTAATTGGCATTGTCTACCAGATGCTTGAACTGTAAATCCACATTCTTCCCATCCTCTAACTCGATTACGTGACATATACATGGAAGAAAAATCTCCAATAAAATATTCATGATTTGGAATTTTTAATTCGTTGTTTGCTTTATTTGATTTTTTTGCTGGAACAGCTGAATCCTATAAATCTTGTATTGCTTCTCGTAAATTTGTTTTTTTACAAGAAGGGAGGTCTAAATTTGGAATAATATTTAAGTCTTTTCTAATCCCAAAAAAAATAACTCTTTCTCTATCTTGTGGTACCCCAACAGAAGAAGCATTAATTTTTTTTATAATTACATTATAATTTGCTTCATCAAAACTTTTAATAAAGCTATTTAAAGCATCTTTATTTTTTTCAAATAAAATTCCTGGAACATTTTCACAAATAAAGAATTTAGGCTTTTTTATTTTTAATACTTCAATATAATTAATAAAAAGTTGCCCTCTTGAATCTTTAATTCCTTTTTGAGCGCCAGCTGCTGACCAAGATTGGCAAGGTGGTCCACCAATTAACCCATCTGCATCAGGAATAGTATTAATATCTATTTTTCTTAAATCTTGATGGTTAAGGGCACAAGTATGATTTTTTTCATATGTAGCCCAGATATGGGAATCAAATTCATTAGCAAAAACAATTTCAAAACCTGCGTTTTCAAAACCTAAATCTAACCCACCCGCGCCAGAAAATAAACTAATAATTTTCATAAATTATTCACTTCCTTAAAATGTGCTAAAATATCCTTTTCTGCTCCATATTTTAATGGGGCATCAAATATCATTTCATAATCTGTTAAATTATGCCACTTAATATAAACAGCCAATGCTCTATTACCATCAATTTTATCTTCATCCATTCGGTAATTTACTGCTCTAAAAGTAGCATACATTTCTTCTTTATAGTCTGCTGCAAAGGATAAATTATCAATAACTTCTTGTGCAGTCATTTTATTTTCACTATTTAATAGTAAGCAATTAGCAACTCCACAATCTTTTATTAATTTATCTTTAACCTTAACAGTTCTTTTTTCTTGCGGTAAATTTGTACCATATAATATTTCTTCTTTTTGCGCTTCGGTTAATTTTAATTTAGCGCAAAGTTCTCCACAAGCTTTGTTAATAATATCAAATCGGAAACCCATAGTATAAGAATTTTTTTTAATATTTCTTACTTGTTCGGGATAAAATACTTGTCTTTTGAGAAAATAAGGTTTCAATTCATTTATAGCATTTTGTAAAATTGAATAATCTCTAATATATGTATCATACCATTTTTTAGTTATTTTATTTTGAAGAAAATCCGCATTTGACTGTTTTACACTTATTTTTATTTCAGTATTATCATCTAGAAGAATATAAATATCTGTTTTCCCTTCACCACCGTGGTAGAGCGGTTTATCACAAAAAATTACAGTTCTTGTTTCGCCATGATATAAAATTTTTGTACCGCTCTTAAAAAGTTCAATAATGCGTTTTTCTTCTTGCATAATTTCCTTTTCCTTTCTTCTTTTATACAATTATAATATCATAAATTAAAGAAAAAGTCAACTATTTAATCAGTTGACTAGAATTTGATTTAGATATTCATCAAGAGTATTGTAATTGTATGGAATTTCAATTAATTTAATATTATGTGTACTACAATATTCTCGTTTTAAATTATCGTGAATTTGCTGTTTTTTAAATTGTTCTTCTCCGCCAAAAAAGTCTATTGGCTCATAATGCTGTTTTCCTTGATTTTCTATTGCGTATATTATTTGTTTTTCTTTATTTCTTATAATAAAATCATAAGATAATTGTCCACCACCAGTTCCATATAATTTATCAAATTTTACATGTGTTTCATATTTAATATTATGTAATTCAAGCCAATCAGCAGTAGCACGTTCATCCATTGACATACTACCCAAGCATCTTTCACATGCAAAATTTTTATTTTTATGTAATGTATTTCCTCGTTTGAATCCATATCTACCACAAGAACATTTATATGGCCACCATGCTAATCCAAATTTATCTGTATATCCATCTTTTGCCGGACCAATTACTAATTCTCCAAAAATCTGTCCTTCTAAGTTTTCTGTACGACTAATATTAATACCATTTTTAGCAGCGTGATTGCCTTCACTACTACGCCATGGGTCTTCAAACGGACGCTTATGAGTCAATGAGCATTTTTTACAACAAAGTGTTCGCGGACCTTGCTGTTTGTCTGGATTAAATTCAAGCCTATCTACTCGTCCTTCAAATTCGATTCCACAAAATGGGCACTCTACCATAACATAGTGCCGTAGTATACCATTTGGTTTACTGGCAGTAGGTTCGTCTCTACGTTCATATTCTTCACCAACACATTTGATATTACTGACTGGAAAAATATATCCAGGTTTAATATAGCTATAATTCTTTTTTACCATTTTATTCTTCTTCCTTACTTTCTACAAATTTTATATTAATTCCACCAATTTTTTCTTTTAATTCATTAATAGTATATTGTGGATACATTTTATGAGCGGCTTCAAGTGCTTCATTGACTTGATTTTCAAATTCTAATCGTTTAGTTAATAGTCGTCCAGCTATTATTTTTCGTATAGTTTTTATTACTGTCATAGTATAAATATCAGTTGGTTGAAGAGGCGGATATTTTTCACTATCAAAAGCAGAATTTAATTCATATAATATAAGCGCGTGAAGATTTGAATCTTCTTCTGTTACTGTTGGAAGTTTATATTTAATTTCTATTTCCATATTATTTTCCTTCATGTTAAAATAGTAGAACAACTTTTAATATAGTTGTCATAATCATTATCTTCAATAATTTTAATTACTAGTGGTAGTTCATTAATATCATCAATATTAAAGAATAAATCACAGCCGCAGAAGGTCATAAGTGATGTAGGTGCGTCTTCAATTTGAAGCACTACGATACGCTTTTTTAGTGCGTATGCGTATCCTTGTTCCCAATTACTTCCCGCAGAAGACATGCGGCCGCGGCTAATATATAACATACAATCACATTCATTAATTGCTTTTACATCAGCTTCAAATACTTTCTGTGCCCATTCTTCTTGCGGATAATCCCAAGCATTTTCAATTTTAAGCTCAAATGGGCAATATACTTCTAATTTATATTTACGAAGTAACTTCGCGGCAGCGACCATTAGACTACGATTCTCGCTATCACATGGACCAGCCAGATAAATTTTCATTTTTCTTTCCTTTCTTTATCTATAATAAACAATTAAGCGCCATCCCCAACTAAGTGATTCCTTAGTCGCTGGGAAACTATATGTACTAGATATAGCACCTGGCATATCCTCAAAGCCATTGCCGCGATCTCGTTGCCATTGATAACGAATTTCTTCACAGTCTTCAAATCCTTCTAATGTACTAGTTAGTGTAACCATCGCGCCCTCTTTCATTACTGGTTTACGGTTTGTAGCAATTGTTACTCTTTTTGGTATTGGCGTGGGTGTTGGTTCTGGAGTTGGGACGGGAGTCGGTGTGATTAATTCAATAGATGAATCTGGTTTGATAATATTAGAAATTTCTTGTTCTTCTCCAATAGAAAGAGATGTAAAGAATAGTAAAAATACTATGATTATAATAGGAATTATTTTATTTTTCATAAAGTATTTTCCCCCTGTAATTCCCAGATTAAAATTTGTAATAAATAACAGCGAATGGTAGCATCTATATAAATTGCTGGATTGTCTTCTGGAATATCTTTTAAAGTGGTGCCAAATGCATCAAATGCTTCTTTGGCCAGGTCTAAATTTTGTCCAACATAAATTTGACAATTTTCTTCTGTGTCATATCCGGTTTGATTGCCTGTGATGTAATCAACATCCCATAATCTGTCTACTAAGTCTTCATCGGTTAATGAAAGACCATTTTCGCGGCAATAATCATAAATTCGTCCTTTTTCATCTTCATAATAATTATAATTATCAACCATATATTTATCAACTATCGCGATACATTCATCTAGCATTTCATTGGCTTTTTCATATCGCGCGCGAAGTTCACCAGTCGGGTCACAATACTGAGTTTCTGTATCCACGTCAATACGCAATGATTCTAATTGCTCTAATAATTCTTTCTTCATAAATTACCACCAACTTATATCACTTATATCTTCTTCTACTCCGCAATGCGGACAAACTGCGACATAACCAGTACTAAATCCAGTATTATATGGTTTAATATAAAATGCGCGACCAGAGTTAATTTTGCTGCCATCCCAGCAATCTTGATGGCGTTCACAAAAATCTTTCCATTTATTTAATTCTTTTTCAGTATGAAAACTACCATAGGAAAAATGTAATCGTGCCCGCAAGGATTTATTTTCTTCTTCAAACTCATTATGAATTTCAGCCGCGACTTCTTCTCTTGTTTTTGCGGCTGCGGTCATTGCGCGTTCCGCTACATCTTGATAATATGTTAAAGTGTCAGTAATAATTTTATTTAATTCCACTGCACTATCACATATTTCAACGGTTTCACGTGTTTTTGAATCTATTATTGTTCTCATATTATTCCTCTGTCGCGCTAAAACCAATTACTTTAAGAGCAAAACTATTAGCAAAAACTTCTTCAAGCCACTTGTCAACATTATGAATTATAATAGAAGAGAACTCATTACTAAAATCTATATTAGATAAATCTTCATAATCAACAATTGTTATATCTCCATATCCAAGAGAATTGGCTTTTACTTGAAAGGCTCGTTTATTTTCTGTTACTACTAGTGCTTTATTTTCACGGGCATATTGTAAGAGTTCTTTTGCTTTGCCGCTATCGCGACCGCGAATAATTGTTTTCATATTTTTTTCTCCATATTACTACAAAAATTTTTAACCGCGTCATAAGTAGTCATAATCTTTCCATTCATATAGGCTTCTGGGTCCCATCTATAAGCCGCAAGTTCCAGTTGCTGGCGATATTCATCGTCTGCGTATAATTGAAGAATTTTCTCTTCATAATCATCCTCAGCATAGGGTTTAAAAACAATATGATATTCATCATGGTCAAATGGATCAACAATTTCTACACCAAAATCTGGCTCATTAGTAATTAGCTGATAATCTTCGCCATAGACATCGTTAGTATAATATCCCTGTACTGGCCACGCGGCGAACATCCAGCATTCAAATTTATCCCATTCTTCATTATAATAAACAAAAGGATAATATCCTGTTCCCCAATCTAGCGGCGGAAATTCCCACCTATCAATATCTTTTACATCTTCAAGGCAATGCGCCTGAAAACTTTGGTCAGTAGAATAAAAACCAATTAAAGTTTTTTCCATAGGAAAATATTCTTGTATTGTCTTAAAATCCATATTAATCACCAATCATATTCAAGGTAATAATGGTAGCCGTTTTCTGTAATTTCTTGAAAAGAATCACGCATACGGCAAAGAATAGGAACATTAGTATAGTCATCCCAATAATCTGGATATTCACAGGCAACTTTAATCATTTCTTCAATATTATCATAAGTGAGTTCAATGTAGTCGCCGCTTTCGTAATCTTCTGGAATAAACGAGCAATGCTCTACAAGGCTCCACCACTTACGCGCGTAAAGTATTTCTGTTACAGCATCAGAATTATACCAATTATCTGTTTCAAAAACCTTACGAGTTCGTGCTTTAAAGATATACAAATCCATTCCCATAATCATACTTCCTTTCTTCTTTTTCTTTATTATACACTAAATTTTATTTTTTGTCAAGTTTAAATTTTTCACATTTTTCAAAAAGTTTTTTATTATCATAAAAACATTCTATACAATTACCGTTCATACTATCCATAGCACCAAATTCACGGCAGCCAGTTAATTTTTCCATACGTTTACGTAAACTTTCTAATTCATATTCAGTATTGTGAAGAAAGATAATAATTTGTTCTTTTGTCTGTTCTTCTAAAAATTCATCATCTGTATTCATAAAATTTCTCCTTTTAAGTCGCGCGGCGACCATATTTTTATTTATTGTTTTTATTTAATATTTTTATTTATATTTATATTATATTTATATTACTCATACGATTTTCGTGGACATATCCACGATTTTCGTGGCAATGCCACGATTTTCGTGTATACCTTCCACGATTTTCGTGGATGGATGCCACGATTTTCGATGCAATGAATGCCACGATTTTCGTGGTTATCCATCAGTTAAATCTTTTTTATTTTTTAAATTTTCATAATCCACTGGCAGCACAGGAGTAAAAGTATATACATTTTCTTTTCCCTCTACTGGTGTAATATATCCTTTGGCTTCAAGTTCTTTTCGCGCGGATGTGGCACCATTCTCTCCAAGTCCTAATTCTTTTCTTATTGCCGCGGGAGAAAAGTAAAAATAATCTTTGCCATACCAGCGTAAAAGATAACGCCAGATTTTATAAGCATTTCCGTTTAAGTTGCGCATCGCCGCGGCTTCCCATTTAAAATCAATAGGTTGAATAAAACGGTTTCCTTCTTTATGTGTTATTTTATCTAATTCTGTAAGATTTAGACGTAATTGGTTCATATAATTTGGCATACTTTGGTTCCTCCTCAGCCGCTTTGCTTATGATTCTTACTGAGCTTAGATATTGCGGCCTGCAATTCTGGGCTATCTTCAAATAGCCAGACATCAAATTGTGGATGATATTCATTTATATCCGTGCTAATAATTTTAAAGCCTTGCTTGCGTAATGCAAATGCTAGCCAACGGGTATAAATTTTATAGGTTTTAATCTCTGTCATTTTTCATAACCTCTTCCATTCTCATTAGTAAGCTCATAGATGGTACTCGTAATCCATTAAAAATGCGGCCTAAATGTGTACGACTACATTCTATTTTTTCTGCCGCGAGTTGATAAGTCCATCCTTTTTGTTTAATAAAATCATAGTATTTGTTAATAATTTCTTGTATCATTTGACGTTTTTGGCACCTCCCTAATAAAAAGAAATATTCCTATCATAAGATAGGTAATATTTCTACATTTCATTTCTATTAAATTATAACATAAATTTTATTTTTAATCAATTATAGAATAAACATTAATACGAATAATGCTGCAAGAACATACATAAGCGGATGGATTTCTTTAAACTTTCCACGTACCATTTTAATTAGTACATAAGAAATAAACCCAAATCCAAGTCCATTAGAAATTGAATATGTAAAAGGCATTGCTACAATTGTTAGGAATGCTGGAATTGCAATTTCTAAATCTGTCCAATCAATGTATTTTACATTCTTAAACATTAGAACGCCAACAATAATTAATGCTGCGGCGGTTGCTGCTGATGGAACGACACCCGCGAATGGAGCAAGCACGCAAGAAAGTAGGAATAAAACACCAGTTACGATTGATGCCAATCCTGTGCGCGCTCCCGCTGCTATACCGGCGCTAGATTCTACGAAACTTGTGATAGTACTAACACCTGTAAGTGCGCCAGTACAGGTTGCCGCCGCGTCAGCAATTAAAGCTTTTGTCATTGTTTTGTCTTTGACATTACCGTTCTCATCAATCATATCACATTCAGCAAGTGTCGCGGTAAGTGTACCAACAGAATCGAAAGTATCAATAATTGCGAGTGTAAAAATAGAAGTAAGTAGCGGTACAACACCAGCAGATAGTAAGCCAGTAAAAGATAATTTAAAGAAGACTGGCGCTACACTTACGCTGGCAAGAGAAGTAATATTAACATTTGTTACTCCCATTGGAATACCAATTAGTGTCGCAGCGATAATGCCAATAAGAATTGCGCCTTTTACTTTGAAAATCATTAATAGTGCTGTAATTGCTAGACCGATAATAGCTAGCAGACCAGGACCAGAAGTAATTAGACCAAGGTCTAGGATGCCATTAGCAGTCTGAATGATGCCAGCGTTAAAGAAAGCAATTAAAGTAACAAATAAGCCGATACCAACACTAATTGCGCGTTTTAGTGCGGCTGGAATAACATCAATGATTTTGTTACGAAGCGGCGAGAGCATAATGCCAAGGAATACAAGACCGCTAATAAATGTAATACCTAGGCATTGCTGCCAAGTATAGCCCATTTTTAAGCATAATGTATAAGCGAAAAATGCATTAACACCCAGTCCGGTGCTTTGTCCAATTGGCGCGTTGGCAATAAAGCCGGTTAATAGCGTGCCAATTGCAGAAGCTAGTGCTGTCGCGACTACTAGTGCGGTATAATCCATACCAGTTGCTCCAAGAATAGATGGATTAACAACTAGAATGTATGCCATTGCAAGGAAGGTAACGAGTCCACCAATTACCTCGCGGCTAATAGTTGAACCGCGTTCAGTAATGTGAAAATGTGAATCAAGAAAGTTTCTCATCTTTTTTTCTCCTTTAAAATAAGATTTAAAATAATACCAACAATCATTGCAAGTGCAGTGGTCCCAATGCTTACAATACCAAAATTACAAACTGCCCCGGAAACACCAAGGGTTAAAACAGAAGCAATGATTGTGACATTTTTATTATTATTATTTAAATCAATATTATTATCTTTAATAGTGCGGATACCACTTAATGTAATGTATCCATAAAGTACTGCGGCGCAGCCGCCGAAAATTGAGCTTGGAATACTTACTAAGAAGGCTTGAAGTGGTCCAAAGAATGTAGCAACGCCCATAATAACGGCGGCGAGACTAATTACATAGCGAGAACAGATTTTACTAAAACCCGTGGTTCCAACACTTTCGCCATAGCTTGTATTTGGTAATCCGCCAATAACACATCCGGCCGCAGTAGCAATACCATCACCAATTAGTGTCTTACCAAGTCCAGGATTCTGTGTTAGATCTGTGCCAATAACGGCGCTTAAAGCCTTATGGTCACTAGTATGTTCCGCGATTGTAACTAGTGATAGCGGTAGGAATAACATTAGAATCTGTGGTAGTAATGCCCAATCAAATGCGGCAAAGTGTATAAAAGCAAAATCAGGAATCTGAATCAACTTTACATTATTAAATACAGAGAAATCAATAATTGGTACACCACAAACTGTTAATATCGCGGCGAAAGCATATACAATTAAAATAGAAAATAGGAATGGTAGATTTTTAATAAATCCCTTACCATAGTGCGAAATTAACGCGGTAATTGCTAATGTTAGCATACCAAGTCCAACGCCAAGCAAACTATATTCACCATTAATTTGGAAATAGGTTGGAATAAATGTAGCAAGATTTAAACCAATAACCGCGACGATTGGCCCGATAACAACGGGCGGTAAAACTTTATTCATCCAATTGGTGCCGCATTTATTAATAATTGCTCCAATCACACAGTAGACAATACATACAATGGCACCGCCAATTGCTACTGCGGTATAATTTGGGGCTGCGCCTAACGCAAGTCCACCGATTACCGCGGCAACAAATGCGCCAGAAGAACTGATAAACATGGGGCTTTGACCACGTGTACATAGCTGATAGATAAGAGTGCCGATACATGCGCCAAGCATCGCTGGTGCGATAGGTAGGCCGCAAATTTGTGGAATAAGAATAGTAGCGACGAAGCAAGCAACAACTTGCTGTAAAGCCGCTACAATTAAGCGTTTTACTGGTAGTTTGTCATTAATATTATATAACATATTACTTTCCATTTTTTACCTCACTAATATATTTTTCAATATATTCAATAAATTCTTTATCTTCCATATAGAAGCAATCTTTTGTTGAGAGAATATTAGACATAAGTTGAGCCAGCCGCCAATCTGGGACATTGCTCCAAGCCGCGGCTAGCATATCACAAATTTTGTTAATGCGATGAGTGTCTCTCATATTATCTCCATTCTGAATTTAATTCTTCATCATTTTCATTTTCTTCTGCTGGTTCAACTTCAGTGTAAAAATAAAAATTATCATCTTTTTTAAATTGATTTTGTAAAATAGGAATAATTTCATCAAATGAATTATGTAATGTATGGTCTGCTGTTGCGTATAAAATCATACCATATAGCATCTAATTGATAGAAAAACTGCGGCGCCAATCTTTTTCATTTAGATGGTTTGTGCGAATATCAAAATAATGAGCATAATTTTTCTTGGTAAGAATACGATAAATTTCTTCCCATACTTTATTGTGCATTTCATTAACTAATTCTAGACAATGCTCTTTATTTCCTTCATCAAATTCTTGGCGATGTTCTTCTATAAAAGCTTCTTCTAAATCGAGCAATTTATCTGCCATATATTTCCATCCATACAATACGCCCATCTCACACATAGTACCAATGGCGCTCTGCTCTGGGCATAAAACAGTATAATCACTATTCCAAAGGCGTTCAATATCGGCTTCACAGATTTTTTCTGCTAAGTGATTATTTTCTTCTTCGGTCATACTAGACTTATCATTGATGGATTTATTCTAAACCGGGCTATATACCTCACCAGGTATTCCCGCAGCTTTGAATTTATCATATTCTTCTTGGCGTGCGAGATTAGAACCATGTGTCATAATATCGCCGCCTAAATATCCGAGTGGTTCTTTATTCATTCGAGTCCTCCTTATGGGTTAAATCCCAAAGAATATCATACATTTCTTGTTTAAATCCTTCTGGTTGCTGTTCTAGTGGTAGCATCCACCAAGCCAATCCAGCATCGGGATGACGATTAAAATATTCGTCTATCATTTCATCATAAATTGTATGTTCAGACATATTTTTTCCTCCTAACTTTTTCTTTATTATAACATAGATTTTGGAAAAAGTCAAATAAAAAAAGTGGAGATAATATTTCTATTATCTCCATTTATAGATTATCTACATTACTTAATTGTTGCTATAATCCTTGAATAATATCTAACATTCCTGCCATAAAAACTAAATTTATTGTTACTTTAGATTCTGCTTCAGATTTTACATAGTTCCAACGTTCTTCGGGAGAACTATATTGTTGAGCCGCTCTTAAAGTATTATAACTAATTGGATTATGTAACTCTATTTTTGTAGAAGCGTTATTATAAATTATGCTTCTTTGTTTTTCTGTAATATCTTTTGCAACAAGTTCTAAATTATTACATATCTCTGTTAATATATAAGATTGAGGAAAATATAAATCATTAACAAATATTAAATGTAATGCTCCAGGTGCGGCGGCGCGTACATTTTCAGAAAGACTTTCTAAAAAATTTTTTGCATTAGCAAATCCATCATCAAATAATACCATAGCTGCGCCAGCGAGCAGATAATCTTTTAATGCTTGTTCATATCCACGTCCAATAACAGATCCATCAAAAGAATTTAATAATGCTGTAATAATTGTTTCAGCATCTAGTATGCTGATTCCACCAGCGTCTAACATGCTAACAATATTAGGAATAGCATCAACAACTTTTCCGCCGCCTCCTAATGATCCTTCATGGAATCCTTCATTTATATAAGCAGTGTCTTCATATTTTTTTACACTAATGCTAGTTGATAAAAATTTATATAATTGGTCTATTTTATCTTTTTCTTGCTGTGTTTTTGCTTTTTTAAGAGCTTTTTCTTTCTATCGAGCTAATTTTTTTAATTCATCTACATATGCTTTTTTAGCTTCATCAATATTAGTATGGCCGCTACTTCTTTTATTATAATTAGTTAAAAAGTTTTTACCAAAATTATTAATTTTATTTGTAATTGCATCATATTGTTTTTTTGTCAATGTTTGTTGTAGTTCTTCAAATGGAACCGGATTTAAAAAATAAGAGATTAATAAATCAGATTTAAGTTTAATTAATTTTCCTGGAATATAAGCCGGTCCGTAAGAATACATTGCTGCCTATACTGCTGCGATAATTTCTGCATAATCTGGGCCAGTAATATTAAAATTATTAATACTAGAAGCTAATATGTCACGTATATCAATTGAATTGTTATTGACTAATGTTTGCTATAAAATCTAAATAAGCTAATTACGCTTTTCTTTTGCCGCACCTTTTAAATTATTGAGTCTTTTTTTAATTTCCGCATGTAATGCTTTAGATAAAACACCCTTAAGTCCCGCGATTTGCTTGGGTGCTAATTCATTTTTTTTTCCGGTTTGGAGAGCATCATATGCATCTTTTATAGGGGTTATTAATTTATTATTTTTATAAGAAGTAGAAGAAAATAAATCTTGTCGTATATCATTATCTAATAATTCAAATAAATCTGCTAAATTTTCACCGTCTTTTTCTGCTTTCTAAATAAATTGCTCAAGTCGGTCAGATCCAGTTTTTTCTATCCATGTAACTGCATTTGTGTAAGACTCTTCTATATCTTGAGTGGCAATTGTTTTAATAGATTCGGCAATGGCTTGTGATAGTTTATTAATATTTAATTGTTCGTCGGATGCTAAAGCTGCCAAGGCCATATTAAAAACTTTATTTTTGATAGAAGAAACAGACGCGCCATGTGATATTGCTGATTGAGCTGCTGTGATAACATCATCGCTAAGTAAAATTTGCGATAACTAATTTTTAATATTTTTAATATTAAAATTATTTCCCTATACATGGCCATGATTTTGTTTTAATGCGGCCTATACGCCCTCTCTTACTCGTGGAAATTTTCCAAGACGGTGCATATGTTTAATAGATTTTTCACTGATAAAGGGAATATTATCTTCATTCTCTATTATATTTCCATCTTTATCTTTTTTTGGGCTGAATTTTATATCACTTGTATAATTGGTTAATGCTTTAGTAATTTCAGATAAATTAGATTCATGGATATGCAATGTTTCTTTATATTTTTCATAACTTGTATAGGCCACATTTATATCTTGAATAAATGTTAAATAATTAAAACTTCCATCTTTATTATAATCTTTTATTTCGACTCCTTGTTTACTGACAAGTTCTATGAATTTTTTTTCTTGTGCTAATTCAGCTGAGGCCCAGTTTCTTAATTTATTTATATAATCTGCAATGTATGAAGTAACTCCTTCTTCATTTTGTTTTTCAATAGTAATTTTTGATAAATTAGATAAATTTGCAACCGCTGTATTTGCAACACTTATTCCAGCCGCTCCTTCTTCATACAAACTAGAAAAATAGATGTAGCGCCCCCATGATGGTGGCTAAAAATTAAATTGCTATCGTCTTGGTATTGATTTTTTTTTAGCCATATAATCACCAACTTAATCTAACAAATCCGCCATAGCCGCGACCTTACTTCTTTCAGTCTTTAATAGCTTCACCATTCCAAATAATGACTTTCCATATAATCTTTCAATCATCTTTGGGATACCGCTCATTTTTTCATCATAATAATCACATTGTTTAACATCGGCGCAGAAAATAATTTCACTACCTTCTGCAACACGTCCAAGTAATAATTGAATATTAGATGTTAATAAGTTTTCCGCTTCATCAACCACGATACAGCAATTCTTTAAGTCGCGGCCGCGAAGAGAAGATAAGTGCGCTGGCTCAATTTGTCCATTATCTAAATATTCTTCAAATTTTTCAATACCAATCATATCCTCAATCTGCATCAGCCAAGGATATAATTTGGAAACCGTATCTCCAGGTAATGTTCCTAATTTTCCCGCGCCTTTTACTTCTAGATTATTTTTAACAAAGACAATCTTATCAAAACGTCCAGTTTGCATTTCATGTAGCGCATAATTTAATGCAAGGAAACTTTTGCCTGTACCAAATTTAGCAAGACATAATTTAATAGGAACATCTTTATTTTGTAATAAATCCATATACATTTTCTGTTCAATATTGCGCGGCTTGATGCGTTCACCAAGTACTGATGTAAATTCTTTGTAGGCGAGCGGCCTATATTTTGTACCATTCCAGAACATAACATCCTTTAATTCATCATTATCATTATATATCATAATGAATTCATTATTTTGGCAATTAAATACATTTGCTGTGGGATTTGTGTATATTTCACTCAATGTATCCATATCTGGATAGCAACGACGCCAACCGCAATAACGTTCAGTTAATTCTTTATCTTTAGGCACATAATATGTGCTCGTTATTTCTTTAATTTGTTTTGCGAATAAATATAAAGTACCATCAGAAGTAACAAAATGGATGGGCTGTCGCATTTTCTTACTTAACAAAATTGCTTCACTTAAAATACGATGGTCATTTATATCAGTTAAGAAAGGATGCTTATGGATTTCTTTTAAAATATCCTTCTGTGCAAAACAAGTAAATGAGTATTCATTACTTTGAATAATTTCACGTACAACTTGCCGCGCGAAAAATTTCGTGTTATCATCTTTATTTCTGTCTGTCTTAATATTTTCTAATTCACTAATTACAATTGGGCTTATATAAATATTGAAAAAGCTATCCAAACCGCCGGCGAGGATAGCTGATGTATCTAAAAAGTTAATCATTATTCTTCACTTCCAATAATTTCATCAATTAAATTTAATTCTTTCATTTCTTTCGCAGAAATAAACCATTGATGTCGAGTTTTTGACTCATATAATTCTGCGGTTATATTTGTATTTTTAATAATAAAGTCTTTAATATCATTATCAACTTTATCATTAAACGCCATGAAGTCTTGTGCGGTCTTTGATTCGCTAGATTCCATAGTAATATAACCATCATGTACCAAAGCATAGGTACTTGGATAGCACATACGATGCACATTATCGTTTTTCCCGCCCGCGGCTAAAATTACTGCGGACATAGAAGCGGCGTATCCGAGAACAATTATATTTAATTGTTTCTTATATTGCGCAATGTAATGTGCTAGAAAGAAACCATCTGCAACAGAGCCACCAGGAGAGTTAAGAATAAGTGTCACTGGCTCAACAGATGAATCGTTTTCAAACTCTTTTAGAGGCAGATAGATTTTTTCTACTATATCTTCATCAATATAAGTATTAAAAAGAACTGTACGATTATCTAATAGTTGATGAAAATATTGATAATCTTTTGCGTTAAAACCTACTTGCTCTAAAAGAGTGGAAATATCAAAATCTAAAGCCATAAAAACCTCCTCGTTGTTCGAGGAACAACATTTAATTTAAAATTTTTTCAAGTGTGCAATCTTCCGGAGAAATGTCTCCCATTCTAATTGATTTTAGAACCGGATGACGAATTGAAATATTTTCGCGCGCGGTAGAAACCATCATTCCATTAATACTTACGGGACACATATAGTAATCATCAAAATGGTCTCGCAGTTCATTTTTGAACTCTTCGGTTAATCCTGCGACTTTACATAATTCAATTTTATTTCCTTCTCCATCAAAAACACCTACGGTAATACTAGCTGGCCAATTATAATAATAATTTTTTGAGATTGGAATATAAGGACCACCAAGATGATAATCTCCGTAATATTCACCGCAAAGCTTTTCGCCCGTGCGCGTGTTCTCCCAAAATTGCCAATGACCAATATCGCCGCCATTATAATTTTTTTCGCATGGCACGGTATTTAAAATAAAACAGTCAATATCAGATGAAATT